TCCTGGCCAAGAACGGTCACACTGATGTGGAGCTCATCGAGCTGCCCTCTGAGATGACCAAGGCAGAAGCTGTACAGCATCTACGTGCAGTGAAGTTTGGTCAAGGCAATCCAGCTATCGAAGCTGCGGTTGTCTACGCTGAGAAAAAGAACCCTGCGCCAGCAGGTAATAAGGCCACTGTCGCGAAGACAGAAGCCGTTGCTGCGTAACCGATTCGCTCCCGGTCGCAGCCTTGGGGATCCCAGAGGACTGGGATCCTTTTTTCTTGACAGCACCAACAGAAAGTGTTACAATTAAGTTATGAACTTTGGTAAATATCCCATATGAGCAAGTTAGAGTTCCTATCTAGACCTTTGGTGGCCTTTGACCCTAACAACAAAGATCATAGACGCTATTACGCAGATTTCCTAGAATACGGTGGCTGGGGACGTTGCCCAGTGAGATTCATCTGTCCTGATGACACGGGCATGGACATACCTACTATGATCAAGAATAGACTCTGTGAATACTATATCGAGCGAGAGTTCGGCGGATCTAAGATGAGCCAAGCCCGAGCTGAAGCTATGAGCCGCGCCGCTGACGACATGTATCGTAGGGCGGGGCAACTGCGCAAAGAAGCCGCAGCCCTACACACACCCCGCAGGACCTAACATGGCAGACATCATCCTAGCTGTGGTCTTGGGCCTGATCATGGGCGTGTGGATCACGGATCGATTCCATCGTAGGATCATGAGGGATTTCCTCGAAGCCATGCAGTTCTCTGATCAAGATCTCCAGCGATTGAAGACCCGCCTAGAGCAACGAATCACGGAGACCACAGAGCTGGCGGTCGTGGAAGTGCGCCTGGAACAGCATCAGGGACTGTTGCTGGCCTATCGCAAGGACACGGGACAGTTCCTAGGCCAGGGCGCGGATCGCGAAGGTTTGATCGCTAGATTGACAGAAAACCTCACTCCCTGCCGTGTAGTGATCGCAGAAGAAGACGGCGCTGGGCTAATAGCCAAGGGTAAGTAAGTACTTACTTACAGACAATATTTTGGTTGACTTTTTTGCGCAATAGTGTATAATACAAACACTTAAACAAAACAGCAGGGAGCGAAACTATGCAAACAACTAAAGCGATGACGCTGCAAGACGCTATTGCAGAAAGTGGGAGACAGCAACACGCAACACAAATTAAAAACTGGTACAAGCAGGGCTATTACAAGAAAACTAATGGCTTATGGTACAGCAGCGTAGGTGGCAAAGAATACAGAAAGTACGCTACAATTTAATTTGACATTTTGGACAAAGTGTGCTATTATACACACACTGCAATAACGCAGTATAACTAAGGAGCTAAGTATGCACGACGAAGAGCGTTTAGAAGTAAAAGACAAATTGCATAACGCTAAATTTGCACTGCTTACAGCAGTAGCAGCGTTAGACACACACATTGCAGACGAGCACAGCGACATTGCTGACATTAGCGACGACGCTTTTAGGGACTTAGCAGCAATGCTGCGCACACTTAGCGCAGACTACTGCATTGAGACACTGTGCGCAGACGCACTGCAAGAAGAAGACTAACATAACATAGCACAGCACTTGCATTTTGAGCGATGCTGTGCTATAATACACACACTTAAACAAAACATAGGAGCGAAACAATGGCTACATTTTATTTTGTACAAAGAGTTACATATTACTTAACAGTAGAAGCAGATACTTGGGAACAAGCAGACGAGATTGCTGAAAATACAGATGTTAACAGTGCGGGCGTTAACGCAGACTACACGGGCTGGGAAGAAGATGGTGTAGCAGAATAATTTGGTTGACAAAGTGTGTGTACTGTGCTATTATACACACACATTAACACAAAAGGGAGCGCGAAATGACTAAATCTAAATATGACAACTTTGCCGGCTTTGACATGAACGAAGCCTGTGACCACTTTGACTGCGAGAAGCAGAGCGACTGGAAGAAGATTGGCCGGTTCATCGTAGCAGATGGACAAGAGTATGCAGAAGTTATGCTTAAAGAGTTTGACTACGACGAGGTCAATGACGGCGAGTATGCGGCCTTTGATGCAGGTGTCAAGTATGCGTTCACCAAGCTCAATGCCGCGCTAGAAGCCGCGGGTGTAGAGCTTGAGATCTGTGAAGTAGATCTGGTAGAAGCTATGGGGTTTGTCCTCGTCCGTGTAGATGACACACCTGAGAGCTTTGTCAAACGAGCCTTAAAGAAACCAGTGCCTCAGGTAGAGAGCTGGGTATAATTTGGTTGACAACTTGGTCTGATGATGGTATAATACTAACACTGACTACTTGGAGCGACCAATGAAAGCAACTCAAAAAGACACCAAAGAGGCCCCTAACAAATGGTGGGCCGCGCAGGACGCTCGTATGCGTAGCATTGCCAACAAGAGCCGTTGGAGTGCCACTGTGCAACTACAGGTGGACCGTATGATGGTTGCTCTGGGAGAGCTCTATGTGGGCAAGATCTACGAAGCCTATAACGTCAAGCGAGTGTCAATCAAGATTGACAAACCCGTTGTAAAAAATCTCAAACTGCTGCGGGAAATGGAAGCCTACTGGGCAGAGCAGGGAGTCTCAAAGACCATTACTCCGCAAGGGCTGCTGTATCGAGTGGCTTGACAGTTTGGCTAAGAGGTAGTATACTGTAGGTACAGTAAGCAATAAGGAGTGAACAATGGAACGAGGCGTTTGTCCAGTATGCAATGGCAGCGGTCGAGTCGCAGTGCCTGAGCATCAGCAGCGATACAAGACTGTCTATGCAGGCTATGATGCTGACACAGATACTCTAGGCTGCACCAATTGTGGCGGTCAGTATATGTACGGTAGGCCTACTGGTGAGGTTAGATTGAACAAAGATGGAGTGCCTTGCACCCACAAATATGTTTCTAAGAATGTAGGCAGGTGTCTGACAGAATACACCTGCAGTGAGTGTGGAGATCGTTTTCAAGTTGATTCGGGTGATTGAATGAAGTTAGACATCAACGAATTCCTACAGTGGACCGGCGCCTTTTTCATTGGTGCAGGTCACGTCTTAAACACTCTGGGCTCAGCCTACCACAGGGACCTTTGGAACATCCTTGCCTTCGCAGTGGGCACTGTGCTGTTCTTTCTCTGGACTCTCCGTGTGCAGAACAAGCCGCAGATGGCTGTGAACATCGTAGCTCTAGCCACAATGGCTGTAGGGTTATTTAAAGCTCTTGGTTGACAACTGAGCCAAACGATCATATACTACACAAATACACTAAACAACTTAGGAGCGAACTATGTTGAAACTCATCGGAACCCTGGCACTGATCTATCTAGGCTGGATCACTGGCATCATACAAACGGTGTTGTTGGTCACAGCTGGAGTATTGACTACCATCGCTGGCGTCTAACATGGCATACCGTATAGTCAACGACCTGCTCCTGGGATATGGTGCCCGCCCGGGGCTAGAAGGTCCCTTCCGCTACCCTAACGGACAGATCTTGTACTACGATCCCAAGCAGGGAGAGTACTGGGATCCGCGCACGGATTTCTATGTGGACCGCGAAGACGTAGCAGCTCTGCAACAGATGATCTTCGACCAAATTAGGGGTTGACATTTTGGATCTCCGGTGCTATACTATTGAAACTGGGACAACGAATCAAGGAGCGAACCATGAAGCTAATGATTACTACACAGATCCAAGAGAACTACGGCGCCCACGATTGGGACGGTACGGGTTCATGCCCTCAGTACTGGAAGATGAAGGGCGGCAATGACTACGTGATCCTGAACTACACGCAAGGCCACGAAGGTGTTGGTGCAGTCTTGGCTCAAGTGCGTGGACAGATCGAAGAGGACACAGTCTACTTCAGGGAATACGTCATTGGGACAGAGATCGTAGAGGATGACTACCTCACAGAGTTCGAACGATCACAGCTGGACTGGGAAGGTAAGATCACATACCCTGCACGAGAGCTGGCTTGGTAATTTGGTTGACACGCGGGCAGTTTGACCGTATAATCAACACATACACACAAAGGAGCGCGACTATGAGTACCCGAGCAACCCCCGAGCAAATTCCCCAAATCGTTGCCGAAGCCCGGGCTGCTGCACATGCAGCGGCTGAGAAGTTCTTCCGTGAGCGTCTCGGTGGACGAGATCAGTTCGCCTGTGGATTTGCCTGGGTCACAGTCTACGAAAAAGGTAGCACCCGGTTGGGTCGTGCCTTGCTGGAAAATGGTTTCCGTAAGGCCTACGGTGGCGGTCTCCAGATGTGGAATCCCTCAAACTTCGGTTGCCAGAATGTGGACACCCTGGAAGCAGGTGCAGAAGCGGCCGCTCGAGTGCTCACTGAAAAGTTGGGTGTCAAGGCCTATGCTGGTAGCCGGTTGGATTGATTGGAATTAGCATGATCGTTCAGAACGATCATATACTACACAAATACACTGGATAACTAGGAGCAGCAATGACTAAAACATTCTTTCTTTTCATCACAGGCCTGATCACTACTATGTTTGGCGTGGGCGGAGTAGAGAACAGCCTCACTGACACAGAGCTGTTGCAGGCCCTGGCAGTCAGTGTCACAGGACTGGGCATACTGTGGTGCTCAACACTGATGATGCAGCAGGAGCAGCAATGACCATCACACTAGAGGGATTGACCCGTCAGCAGTATCAGATCGCTGATCTGCTTTGGAGCTGCGAATCGCAGCAGGCAGTAGAGCGTATGATCTCAGCTATGCCCACAGGCTATAAGGAAGATGCAGTTGTGATACATCAGCTGATGATCGCAGCAGTCATGGATCAACACACAGAGATCACAGCGGATGTTAAAGATCTTATCCTTAGCCTTAAGTAGCTGCATACTGCTGCAGGGCTGCGCAGGGTGGCGGCCCGATCAGAGGCCCTGGGACCCGCCGAAGGTCCAGAGCATGTTCGATCAGATACCTCATTGGGATGATGCGGCACAGAGACTCTGTGGTGGCCATCTGAGACCAGAACAGCGAACACCGATGATGACCGACCGGTGCTGATGGTGGGGCATGGTGGCGGACCGGCATGTATGTTAGCGCACACTAACTACAGCAATTTTGGTAGGGGTCAAAAATCACCACCTTGAAAAGCTAAGTACTCCACCCAAATTTTTTGCGCGACCAAATTTTTTCCCTGCTTATACGCCGGGCTCACAGTCCACCCATAGTAGTCTATTGTATTCACGATACAAGGGTGCACCTTTGGGCAATAGGCACACACCCAGTTCAGGATGTCTATCTATCCTTATCTGTACTATGCTCCACATCAACCATATTAGATACAGTATCACAGTAATGGTCAATGTTCCGCACAAGATTCTGTACTGTATCTTTTTCCTGCGTCTAGCTGTGATCTTGGCCAATTCTTCATTGCGCTGCATCTGTATGCGTATAGCACCTGCCTGTTCTCGGCCCACTCGCTGCATCATTTCTTCTACTTCTGTGTACAGTGCGCCCAATTCCGGAGGACTTTGGTAGACCATGAGTTCTCTCAGTTCTGCGCCCATCTGTTCCAGCTGTTTGCGCATCAGTACACGTTGCAGTGCTCTGCGTCCTAGGCTTTCTTCTCCATTGTAGACTTCAGTCTTTGATCTGCGTTCTTCTTCATCGAACACTGCTTTACATTTGTAATAGTTGTCATAGTAAGTGCCCAAGTGATTGCCAATTTCTTGGTATATGTTAGCACATTCACCATCACGCTTGTTTAAGGCTATGACTCGATTCTTTTCTTCTATGTACTGATTACGTTCTTGTACAGTGGGTTCTCTGTTGCGGAACTTTGAGTGGAATTGATCGTCAAGATCTTTCAGCACATCTTTGACGTCGCCCGCAGCACCTTTGATATCTTTGTATAGCTTACAGCCTTCTTTGACCAACTTCACAGCACCATTGGCCAAGGCAAACAGGGTCACTGGATCCACTGCCGTCGCTCCTAAAAAAACCGCTTACCGCTGGCGCTTCGCGCTGAAAAATCGCGCGGGCTTCGCAGCTATAATTTTTTTTACTTAAATACTTGATGCGTTACTACACACTACTCACTTTGTTGCCCACACCCTTGTTCTTGGCAGGTTTGGTCTACAGCCTATATCATCCCAGCATCTGCGGCACATCTTGGGAAATGCCTCTGATGTGGCTGTCTATGAGCCTAGCTCATCTGCCCAGCTGGCTCTTGTTCTTTCAACAGAGAAACCTTACCAGGAATTGAAAAACAGCAGTGATACACTCCCTGTGTGACCCACCAACTGTGCCAATAATAGATCTCCAGGATGTCCTGCCGATCCAAGGGCAACCACACTAGATCGCGGATCAATATCCTGCCTTGGGGGCCCGATAAAACCGCCTGACCTGACAGCTGAGCTTCTACAGTGATCATACAGTGATATTTATGGAAATCAGTAAATACTTGATGTTGATCGTGTACCTTGAGCAGTTCCACTCTGCACAGCAGCAGTTGTTGATCTCGTGGAGCGATTCGGTGCATTACTGGCCTCGCAGCTGGGTCAACACTGAAGTCTATAATGCGGCCGTGCCTGTGGATTGGTGGCTGCTGTTTAGTAATCCTTGGTATGCGGACATATGGCTTATGCGTTATCCTGAACAGAGCAGGATCGTGCGCACTCTGTTCGATTAGCATAAATATCTATATGCAACAATATCTCATAGCCAAAGCTCGTAACTCTGTCACAGGAGAAACCCAGGTCAGCCAGGATCTCACAGGGGCTAGATTCCAACTGCATCAGCGCACGCTAGCACAGAGTCGTGCAGATCAATTAGCCCAGGGTCTCACTGAGCGCACCGGTGATCAATGGCAGGGTTTCTTGGAGAGATACACTCCCTCACAGCGTAGATAACTATCTGTAGAGATAGTTCACAGTGTCGGGATTTTCTCTGTAGACTTCCGCACCATTTTTCAGGTGGAATCTACGAGCCATATCTGTTTTAGGACTCAGTGTCACATAGGTCTTGACTTCGGGCCGATGCTCTGCGATGTACTGTTTGGCTTCTTGGATCAATCTACGTCCTGCACCCTGCGCATAGCTCCAAATGGTATAGAACACAGCGGTATTGGAATTTACCGCTAGATCAGCGAGATCTTCCACACTTTCAGGAATCTCGTTGAGAAACTTCACACAGGTCACTGCCAGAGCACTGCCTTGATCGTCTCGGAGCACGAAGATCCGTGAGTTTTCATTGACCCTAAACTCAGCGGCTAATTCTGGGCGTACTGGATCGTCTTCGATCAGTGCCAGTAGATCATCTCGGAGGTCTTGTATTACGTAGAGCATTTTGAATCCTATTATATGCGTATTTATTGAACTTTGGAAAAAACCCTGAATTACCTGGGTTCTTTTGTTGACCAAGTAAATATTATACTGTATAATTGTTATACAATCAACTACAAGGAGTCCAAATGTTTGACACAGTGATGCACACAGGTATTTCTAGATCGGCCAGTGCGATCAATTCAGCCATGGGCCGTATCTACGGTCATATGATGTTGGCCGTGCTGACCAGTATGATAGTCAGCGTTTTGGTCAGCGCATCGCCGGCGCTGATGGCTTTTTTCTTTACTGGATGGATGAAATGGCTGGTGATCTTTGCGCCATTGGTGGCTATCCTAGGGGGCAGCTTGGCCTATGACCGTATGAGCAAGGGCAGTCTGCAGATTTTCCTACACGGATTTGCTGCCTTGATGGGTCTGAGTTTCGCCACTATATTTGTTGTCTTCAATATGGGCAGTATCGTGTCAGCGTTTATGAGCGCGGCCGTGCTGTTTGGTGTTATGAGTTTTTATGGTTATTTCACCAAACGTGATCTGACCAGCTTTGGTCAGTTCTTATTCGTGGGACTGATCGCTATCATCATCGCTTCAGTGATCAATGTGTTTATTGGTTCAACCGTGATGCAGATGGTAATTTCAGCGATCGCTGTCCTGGTGTTTCTAGGACTGACAGCCTACGACACACAGCGTCTACGTGAAATGGTCAGCTATGAAAACGATGGAAAAATGGAAGTTTGGGGTGCGCTGAGTCTCTATCTCAACTTTATCAATATCTTCCTTAGCCTGTTACAGCTTTTTGGAAATAGGAATGATTGACGACTACGGCTGGCTCAGCCCAGCTTATATTAAAAGCCGAGAAGATGTCTATGATATAGTCACGGCCTATCTCAAACAGCCACCTAGACGTATCCTAGACATCGGTGCAGGCTATGCCAAAGTCAGCGAATTATTTCAAAAAAATCACGGCAGCGAACTATGGTTGATGGATGGTGATTTTGAAACTACTAAAAATAGACCTAGAAAAGCCAAGTACGGTGCTGTTGACGATTTTAAGTTTTATCGCACCAGACAAGATCTAGAACAGCATTACCAATCACAGGGTATGCAGTATACATTCGTAGATGCTGCAAATCCTGTGATTCCTCAAGATATAAAATTCGATTTGATCTGCAGTTGGATCAGCTGCGGATTTCATTATCCGTTCAATACCTACAGCGATCTAATACGTAGGCACAGCGATCAAGACACTGTGATTATAATGGACTTTAGAAGGAAATCCATACAGCAACAACAAAACGATTTCGCTGTGGTTTCTTGTCTAAATGGTGATCATGTGCAGAAAAGATATACCCTGCACGTAAAGTTGCCTTAATCTAACAGATTATTCTGCTGTTCTAAACTAAGTTGTTGATCTTCCAGCTCACGGATTTTTTCTGTGATCTGGTCGATTAATCCTAGATTACGCAGGATCTTAAATACCAGATTCTCCACTGACCATTCACCGGCACGAGTTAACCCCGCTTTACGCATCTGTGTTATTTTATCTTTGATAGCTCGTAATTTATCTAGATCTTTGCTGAGCAGGGCTTGTTGTATCTGAGCTAGTATACTGTCTTTTTTAGCTTCGATGGCGCTGTCGTCAAGATCAGGTTTGACTTTCTTTGGTTCTACCAACCATTTTTGATCAGTTAGACTATATACACCTGTGGAGTGATGTGGTTCGTCTTGTCCTTGAACATAACATTCTACAGGCAGTCCGCGAATGCTGATATCGTGTTGCTCGCTCCATAGACTCTTTTTAGCATTGAATAATTCACGCTGTTCGTCCGAAGGTGTTCCTGGAATAATAAGATGTAGATCCAAATCTGAGTATTCTGTCCAGGTGTAATTGGCATTAGATCCTGTGATGGTATAATCAACAATATCAAGATCAACTCCTATGAATTCTTCAAATGCAGACGCGATTTCTATCAGTTTATCCCTGACTTCTGGCCTTAAATCATCGCGATCCCATATCTTAGGATTTAAACGTCGATTTACAGTAACGATATCTAGTTGTTCATCGAGCTGTCGTAATCTCATCTAAACTCCGTGTTTATTTCTCTTGATACGAGCCACTGGACTTTGAGTGTCTGTAGACTTTGGTTCTCGACTTTTGGTATCAGCAACCTGCACACCTCGATGTCCTGTTTGACGTTCTGCGCCTCGGATTATATCGAGTTCTTCATCAGTATATGCCACAATTACTGCATTTCTTTCTGTTGGTCCTACTGCGTGGGTTAGTGTATGATCTGCCATAGCCATACCAAATCTATAGGCCTGATACGGATCGGAACTAGGCATTTTAGGATATTGAAATGTTGCACGTAAAGGTCCCCCTTTACGTTCAGGCATTTTTCTTTCAACAATAAACTCTTTTGTTCGCATCCATTATTTAGCCCATAAAAGGCTATATAAGGTCGCTAACTTATCTGAGTAGATTTCGGCCATCATATACAAATGGACTTCTGCGGGTCTTTGTTCCACTACTATTTGGCACTGTGAAGCATCCTGAGATTTCAGCCATTGAACACAGTCTAGGCCTGCTTGACGATGTATAGCCGGCCAATCTATGTAGATGTTACCCGAATCATCTGCTTCGCTAGGTAAAAAACGTCCTAGTTCAAAACGGTGCGTCTTCATCATCACTACCCATGCTATTCAAGATCTCTCGTAGTTTTGTTGATTCTACGTTAGCCCGAACTTTGCCTAAACTAGCGCCTTGGGTGGGATTAATTTCACCTGTTTCTTGGTCTACTTTTTGCACTTCTGTTTTACGTTTGATTGAATCTATAATACTACTTGCGCCCCTGTTAGCGCCATTGTTACTTTCCTGTTCTTCTTCAGGTAAATCGCTGATCTTCAATGTTTCGAGATTAAATTCAAGATCTACTTTCTGTCCTACTCCCGAGCTAGAACGAGTTTTCATTAACTGTATCTGATAGCGTCCACGTTCTCGCATAGCACGACTAGTAAAGATACCAAATACGTTATCTGCTGTTTGAATCTTTGAAAGACCGCCCGAAATATGACTGTGATCAAATTCTACTTCTTCTACAGCCCCACGATTTAACTGTGCTGCCGTTACTAGTATAACTTGTTTTTCCATAGATAGATTTCTCAACTCTTCAGAAACATATTTGTCCTTGATAAACAAGTTTTCTGCTGAAATCTTACGACTGGCGGGCATCAGTAAGTCTAAGTAATCTACTAACAGCACATCGATCTTAGAACCTGTCTTAATCTCAAATTCTTTCATATATGCTCTAAGATCATTAGCAGTCTTTCCTGAAGGCATATATTTGATCTGTAACTTGCCTGCTTTTTTACCGATAACACGAACTTTCATTTCAACATTTTCTAGATCCTTAAAAATCTCTTTAGTTGAAATTCCTGTGGTCATTGCATCAATACGCATTGCTACTAGGTCTTCCGAAAGTTCTAATGTTAGATACAAAACATTAAGTCCTTGCAAACACCAGTTAACACCTAGATTGGCCAAGAACAAAGATTTACCTGCACCTGATCCGCCGGCGAAGATATTGAGTTCGCCTCTGTTCATACCACCAAACAGTCTACGATCAAGACTAGGCCAACCTGTAGAGATCTGACCATTCTTGTCTTTGATCCGCATCAATCTGGCTCTAGGATCTTCAAAGTAATCGGTGCCTAGATCTTTGGTCAGAGATATCTGTACTGCTTCTTTGATCTTTGATTCTACCTGACCGTAATCTTTCTTTTCTAAAAGATCTGCTGATTCAATAATCGCACGTTCTAGAGCTTTGTGTCGAGTAAAGTTTTCAAACTCGTCCATTAGCCAATCTTTATGACCATCTTTAATATCCTCTGGTTTTTTAAGATCAGTTCTACAACTTGCATTGACCATGTCAAAGTCTGGCATCACAGAATATTCTTTGGCATAGACATTTATAAATTCTGCAGCATCTTGCAATTTTCTTTCAAACAATGTGTGATCGAAAATTCCCTGGCAACGAACAAATACTTCAGCATCTGCCAGCATAAGTTCGAGATATAATTTTTGTACTTCGTATCCGTAATCTTTAATCATAATTTAAGTATAACTTCTTTTTTAATGAATTCATAGACATCGTTATTTTTATTTCTCCCTGTTGTGCTGTTTTAATAAGGTCTACTACAGTAAATAGTTTGCCGTATTTTTTAACAGCATCGGCACAATCTTTAACATCGTTGTCCCAGGTAGGAAAAGCTACTGACCAATTATAATGTATAGCTTTGTTTATTAACTGTAGGCCTGCTTCGTCTTGGTCAGGAACAACTATAACCTCTGCACCTAGACTGTTAATGATTCTAGCTTGTTGATCTGCGATATCATTAGTTAGCAGAGCTACACCATTAATTGACAATGCATCAAACGGCCCTTCGCACACAAATATATACTTTTGATCTTCTATCTGTTGATCAAAATTGAAAACAAAATGTGAATGTTGATCTGATAAGTATTTTGGTTTACCGTCTGTGATTTTTCTAGCAGTGTTGCCAACTATACGTCCTTGCCAACGGAAAGGAACAATGACCCTGTCTATGTAGCCCGGAGTAGGACTCCAATAAAAATCATAATCAAACGGATTATCATAACCCCTTGACATCAAGTACCTTAAAACTTCAATAAAGTCAGGCCCTATCTTTTCTTCTATTTCGCCTTCGACAATGTTGCTCCAATCCATTAAACTCATCGCGTGTTCTGGAAGTGGTTTGTCTTCAAATTCTACTTTAGGCTGATGTTCGATCGATTCAAACTCGTCGGCTTCGGTTTTAAGAGCTTCGAACACCATAGTTTTAATATCATCTTCGCCTGCACCTAACCAGCGACTCAAACTCTTCATCTTTTCGCCAAACGGTGAACCGGGTTGCCATCCTGTGGAAAACTTGCAGTTGAAACAGTTATAGACTATGCCGTTGCCGTCAAATCGAATTCCTCCCCGTTTACGAGTATCTGGACTATGGCCGCGATGCTGGCAACAGGGTGCATTGAATGATGTCCAACCGCTGGGGCTTTGTTTGGCTCGAGGAGGGAGCAGTGTACGAAATTTATCTACGACCATAGTCATAGATTAATTGTACTATCTATAAAGTATTTTGTCAAGCGTTCCGGAATTAATATTTTGATTTGGAGATAGCGTGTAAGTCCTAACGCCATTGTAACTTACTCCAGCATATGTAATTCCAGTTATGCCGCCTAACGAATTGGTAGCAGTAACAGTGATATTAAGATCATTGGCAGGAGATTCTCCTCCTAAATTAGATCCAAGAATAGTCAATACCTGACCTATTGAATAAGCCTTGCCTCGATTTCCAATATTAACAATATAATTTCCTAGAATAGTCTGTTGTATAGTAAAACTAGCTATCGTATTAGGGCTTGTCGGTTGATGTTTTATTCTTAACCAATTCCATTTTCCTATTACATTGATATATTCTAAATTAGATTCATTATAATTCTTTACCGATACATCTGACCAAACATGAGGAACGCCGCCTTCGCTTAGGCTTCCTTGGACTGTTACAGTTCCTGTATAATTATTCATATACAACTGAAATGTATGCAATGAATTTCCGGTTGTTGTTTCCGGGTTGGAATTTATTATACTGCTGACATAGTATGAAGGATCTGTATAACCTGTAGTGGCAGGATTTACAAAATCAAATTTATTAACTACAGTACTAGATAATAGATTTCCATTTAAGTCACCGTTTACTTCGATCAGTCCAGATACTTCGTACTGTGCATCTACATACAGCGGCGATTTTGATGAAACTGTATAATTTGTGGTATCAATATATGTTCTAGACTCTTGTGTAAGAGAATAGCTATAAAATCCTAAATCTAAATCTCTTACTTGAGTTTCCGTTAATGTAACATATACTTTGCCTGTAGCCGCAGATTGTACTGTGCAGTCTTGTTCTAAAATTAGCTCTTGGGTATCAACAGATACTAATTTAAAAACGATATAATAATTTTCAATACTAGTTGCTTTTTCGTCAGAATTTCTTACCTGGAAATCGATCCTGTTATCTACACTTCTATATATTTTTAAATTTCTATTATACACTCTGCGATACCTCTCTGTTTTCCAGGCGCCGAGATTTGTGAATACATCAACTTTGTTTGGATATAAATAAACTGAGTTAAGTTGCATACCTTAGCGGACCTTTATGCATATTTATCTATGAGAATCACAGAAAACTTACAAGAAAATTTTCCATTTATCAGTGTATTAACACACGTAACACAAGAGTACGTGGGCGTTATTATCAATCAGGATCAACAGATCACTAGTTTCTACGATTATACATCAATACGAAGCGACGAAGAAAAATCCAGATTTTTAGAACTAGGAGAGGCGTGGTGGTGGGAAAGTAATAGACAAATCCCCATTAATATCTTTCTTCACCGAGAGATTGGGGTATTTCGTTACGCTATTAAGAATGTCAGTACAAAAGACGTTAAAATTCTATTAGGTCCGTGTACTAGTCTTAATGATATTATTGTTAAAAGAATTAAAAGAAAATCAATAACATTGATTCGAAAAGCTTAAATTTTTACTTTTTAATAATTCCGCCAGCTGCTACTATTCTAGGCAATCCGTTCGTGATTGCTCTGTGCATAATTTCACTTGGAAACCAAACAATTTTACCTTTTTCACTAGGAACGAGAAATGTGGTATCATCAAATAAAAATTCTGTCCCACCTATGTCGTCCATATATATGACATAAGAATAATATTCAAAATTATGATGATGATGATAATCTAAGATTCCGTTTTTAGGAAATTCTAAGATGTGCAAATGATGCACAGACCCATAATGAAAATTTGGACCTGCAATTTCTTTTTTTGATTCCCAGTCTAACTTTGTTATTTGATTTTTTGACAAATAACAATTTTTTGTGATTACTTGATCGGGAGTTTCATAATCGTAATTTGTCAAATTAGATTTAATTTGATATAGTTTGTCTATCAGATGATTACTGACATAACTGATCAATAAATTTGATTTATTTAACTTTGTATAATGATTAAGAAAATCCATAACTTATTTGTTCGCAGATTAAATTCATTTGAACTATTATTGCTATTGCATAGGCAGTTGCGTGACTCTTTTTGAAGTAATAATTACCGTTTTCTGGTTTTAGCCAAACCTCGCTCAAGACTTTCGACCAACTCTCGCCAACTAAGTATCTCTTCGCTGGGCGTATTATCGCTAGTATTGCTGCCAACTGCTCTACAGTCCTGGGTTTCATTTGTTGCAATAAAGAACCATGCCCGTTTACGTGAAAGAGTAAGTTGACGAACTCGTCTTGTTCTAGAAGATCCCATAGCGGCTCCGTATTCATTAATTGTACAAGATGTTCTTCATTACGGACACCTTTGTATATTCCTACATTTAAAAAATCGATCTTAAAGAACCCGTTATCTTCAGCATCTTCATAAGGAATGGCACAAATATTTTTTTCGGCAGCAATCGGAACAGGATGAAAGTATACTCCTGTATTATGTTTTACAAGTTTATTATTATCTAGTCTGCTTGCTGGTATAGTTTTGAACAAGGACAATGCCTGTTCTCTATCTATAAAATCTATGTCAATATCTGGCATTATTGTAACCTTGTACTTTCAAATAATAATAATGGTAAAGTATCGGCTAGGAACTGTGCATATTCCTCTGCATCTTCGTCGTCGTCAAATCCAGAAAATTGTACCATTACAGTATTATCTTCTGTTAATCTTACTTCTATATCTATATCGTCTCTGCTTATGAACTCTTCGTTATCCTTTAAATCTTCTTCAATGATTTCGGGTTCTGGTTTACGTTTAGGCATTATAATATTTTCGCCTCCTTGACGATATCTTTCACAAGTTCCATATCTGCTGGTAATGCTTTAAATTTTCTAACCCAAAATGTAGGATCTATTATTTGTGATACAATTTCCAATTGCTCGTCGTTCATTTTTTTAAGCATTTCTTTACCAGACCTAGTATTTAACACCAGCCAAGGACTGATTAATCCTTCTTTTATATCGTGTGTTGCTCTGTTCAAATTCACGTACTGAAAATAGTGTTCCCATACTGAATTATTTTTGTCTGCCCAATCCATCATAGTTTTTATTGACCTCTGGACCGCACTTTCAGAAGGTTCTGTTTTTATCAGATCGGATATATAGGTTTCGTACAGTTCATCTCGACACCAGTGATCTAACTTAACTCCGCTTTTAATTACGAAGTCGATAAATCTTTCTGGATTAATTGGTGCAGTGTTTACTAAAAAACTACCAAACTTTATAAAGGCAGTGTAATAAGGACTAGAGGCAAAATCGTCGAATGTTTTTTTAGTTTTACCTTTTTGTGTGATATCGTAAAATCTTTGATAGGTTAACAATCCTGCTTGAACATGTTTTTCATTTTTACTTAAATGACGACGTTTTTGTTCACAAATGTGCACCGCCAATGTTTTTTCTTTGGCAAAATCTTTAGAACAATATTCACACTTATAGCTTAATTCCATTGATTGTTTTCTTATCCCAACCAAGGTCCTCGCAGTATTTTTTAATTTCTTTGTCTGTTGTTGTAATTGCAAGTGTTTCAATGTCGGACCTTTTCATATTAGGAAAAAGTTGTGCTAAAAATTCTTCTTTTTTATTTTTTTCTTTCTTGAGAGGCAACCACTCATGAAAGTATGTTTGCTTTTTTTCATTACTGCAAACACATAAGCTCATCCATTGTAATTTAGGATGCTTAGATATTTCATTCCAATTTTTGTTGTAGTACTCGTTGACTGTTAAAAGAAAATGCTCTTTTTCTTCTCTGGTTGGTCTTTTTACCTGAACATATGGATTAGCAGTTACTGAAACATTGCTAATATATCTATTAAGATTCCAAAGATCGCCTTTGATTTCTTTTCGGCCATCTTCAGTAGCCGCATCCCAAAGCTCTTTGACTCCCATGTCAACTGCGGGAATCATATCTTTGAAAAGGTCTACGTGTTTATTCTGTCCCATCTTTTTTACTCAAGTGATATAATATTTTAACACCTTCTAATGCTTTTTGCAAGGCCGGATTCGCTCTGGATGCTTTTATTATATCTTTCCAATCATTTTCTAAAAAGTATTGATCTGCAAAAGATGTGAGATATTCATCATAATCTTGACCAATAATAAATCTATCTTTTGGGTCGGCTCCGAATTCTCTAGCATAGACCGTACCGCCGACTCTTTCATAAATGTAGGTTGCTCCAGGAGTTAATGTTCCCATATTATACCTTTAGTAAGTCATCCATCGTATATAGTTTCTGCATAAATTTAGAAGGATTATCTAATACACTTCTTTCTAAATCGCCAGATCTTCGTGGACAAATATTTACGGTAAAATCACAATTGTTTACACGTTTGTAAATCTCTACCATCTGCTTTACAGTGGTTCCTACACCGTGTCCGAGATTTTCTATTTGATTAGATGAATGTTCTATTCCTTTAATAACACTATAACATATTTCATTAACGTGTGTATAGTCTCTTACTGCCGATCCGTCCTCGGTGTTATAATCATCTCCAAATAAATTAAATGTTCCTGTCTTTTGAGCGTTCATTAGATTCCACATTAATCCATCTATGTTAGTGGGATCGATTCCGTCTGTGCCTGTTACATTATAAAATCTAAAAGTTGTATAAGGTATATTATTTTCGGTGCAGAATTGTCTTACTACATCTTCTGCGCCCCGTTTACTGATACCATACGGATTATTCATAGGTCCAGCAGACCCTGTACTAGCATGAACAAATCTTTTAAATTTTAGATTTCTAAGAACATTTAGCGTACCTAAGGTGTTTGTAAGATAATACAATGTAGGATTTAACACACTTCTACCAACGGCTACTTCTGCCGCTAAATGGATTACACAATCGAACTCGATATCTTCGTAGATCCATCCGCCCGAATTTCTAATGTCTTCTATTACGAAATTCTCAATCTCGATTTTTGGAACATCCTTATCTAGTCCGTATAGTTGATAGGTGTTGTCTGTTTTTAAAATTTTTGTAAGATGTGATCCTATGTATCCAGAATTACCTGTGATTAAAACTTTTTTCATATCATTTTCCAAGAGGGTATAGATGTCTTAATTTACTTTTGTAATGAACAATTTTTACACCAACAGGTCTTACCTTGTCGGCATTTTTACCTTGTTTATAAAAATTGTTATAAACTTCACACTTAAAAACTTTTATCTTAACTCCGTCTCTTATCACTGTTTTATCTCTATCTTGAGTGTTGACTTTGCAAAGATAATTTAAAGGGGGCTGATCACTGATACCTTGATCAGATAATTCTTTCCATTTTTCTATGAAATCTTTGGCAGCAGCAGTTTTTCTTATGAATACGATTCCGGCATTGATAGGCAGTTGATGTTCTACTGCTTTCGGAGCCCTTACAGTAACTCCGATATCGTAGTCTTGAGCTATCTCATCGATATTTTGATATATTAAAGCATCTGCATCTAACCAAACTAGATATTCTCCATCCTTAATTAATTCAAGAGCATCAGCTATAATATGAGGTTTACAGGGAATTTTAGCATTTGCTTCGTCGCTAAATCTTCCAGTAAATGACTTCCCGAATCCTAAATTTCCTAGATCATAAGCCAAGATAGGGTAACCTAATTTCTCCGTCCATCGTATACCTTGTTCAACATAAGGTTTAAAATTTGAATCACCAGCTATAACAACTGTAATATCGTTTCTCATACTCGTTTGCTCTTTCCGCCTTTTTCAGTTACATGAAATCCTCTTTTTTCTCCGCTTTCGTAAGGAAAGCCGTTTACTTTAAGATATTCATCTAAACAACTTTTATATTTGCTATTTTTTAATTTCGGAGACAACCATAAAAATTCTTGTACTAGATTATTATCTAGAAAAGGATAACGTGTTTCTATACCAAAATGTCCGGCAACGTATTCTTCTTTGTTAAGATACTGAACTTGTGTGCCATCATAAAAGCTATGCCATGGCCAAAAACCGTTCAAGTCTTCTGGAAACATTCCGCCAAATCCGCTATGTTTGTAAATTTTTCTACCACCGAATCCATAGTCACTGATAATTTCGTCCGCGCCTTGCCCTGAAAAATAGATTCTTCTATTATCTGATCTAGCGCGGTTACAAATTGCTGATAATCCCATTGATGCTTGATCACCTTTGATATCATAACCGTTATAATTAAAATTTTCGCAATTAGAATTTAATTCTTGCTTCCATTTCTGAAATTCTTCTGAGGACAAAGAAAAAGCTTCGTTAGTTTTAATTCTTTGTAATCTTGCACTTAAAATTTCGGGATTCTCATTGTTTGTGATAGTGTAAGCTTTGAAATTTGCATTTTGTTTCTGTAATTCGCAAGCAATTGCACCACTGTCATAACCAGAACTCATACCACAAAACATCCGATGTGTGGTATTCGCTGTTCTCTTTTTAATACTAGCAGTAAAAGCTTCGATCCATCCATCGAACGATGTTTTAAATTGATTTATGTCAAACTGTCGATTTGTGTACTGTGAAATTTTTTCACCTGTACGCAGATTATAAATTTCTGTAGTATTACCTTTTAGTTTTTTACCGTGGTTGAATCCTAATCCCTGCAGTTGGCTATTATATGAAGCAGCGCAGAATTCAGATCTATTAAATTCGTACCATAACGGTTTACAAGCAAAAGTATCAGTGGCAATGATGACTTTATTATTTTTAAAATCCACTAAGCAAATTGCAAACTCGCCGTCGAGTGATTTAATAAATTCGTCACCCTGCGACAGATAAAGATCAATCAGACATTCACCGTCACTGCGATATGTTCCAAATGCTTTGTAATTATAAATTTCGCCGTTAAACGTACAGGCTATATCACCTTTAACAAAAGGTTGAGGAGTTACCTCACCTGTGATGTGTAAAAGATTATGTAAGAATTCAATGCCGTTTATAGTTTTAGTATTGGTAAGGTCCGGCCCTCTTCGTTGACAGAATTTGTTAACTGTAGATATTCCAGATTTAGATGTTACGCCGAATCCACACATATTAGACCTTTACAAACAACATTCCCGTATCTTTGATATGATGCGCTTTAGTTGAAGAAGCTATTCTTTGTAATTCTCTAGAATCGTCTGATAATTCTTTGAATCCTCTGTCTGCAAGATGTTTTAACCAATATTCTGTTGGTTGACAATTTACGTGATGATGACCTTCTTGTCCCGGAAGACCGTGTGTCATAAAAAGATATCGACCAGAACAAATTGTATCTAACAAGTTATTGATATATTTTTCCTCAATATGTTCAACAACTTCTATACAGTTAACTAAATCTACAGCAGTTGTATATGATCCTTCTGTTAGGTCACAGAGTATTGACGGATACACAGCATTTTTAATATTATCTTCTAAACCATCAACCGCAGTGGTTTTGATTCCTTGATCCGAAAACCATTTTGCAGCGTGACCTCTACCAGAACCAACGTCCATAACGGATTGGATATTATATTTTTTAATAATATAAGACCAAACTGACGGACAGTAGGTACTTGGATTGACTTCTATAAAATTACCTCCTAGATGAGGTTTGGTTGGATCGAGTGCTTCTGTATATTTTTTCTTTTTTGCCATTTTTATTTCAACTTTGTTATAATAAGGGATCCGTCGTCGCCGTCGACAAACTGATATGAATCTTTATCTAATTTATCAAAAAATTCATCTACGGCAAGTTTTTGTCCCTGCCATAATCTATAATCGTCAATAATAATAATTCCGTTTACTGACAATAAGTGATAGAATTTTTCTAATTCTATCTTTGTCGATTCGTACCAATCAGTATCTAATCTCATTAAAGAAATTTTCTTTGGTATATTAGTTTCGTATTTTAAAGTATCTTCAACTTTACCTATTATCAAATGAGCATACTTTTCATACTCATGGCTGACTATACTTAATGTAGACTGAACAATATCTATAGTTGCTTTACACCAATCTGCATATCCTGTTGATTGATTTTTTGAGGCTTCAAACGTTGATTTTGCTATTTCATTTTTATTACTAATATCAAGTTCGCTGGGTTCCGACATACCTTGAAATGTATCATATACCCATAATTTTTTATCTAATTTATGATAAAGAATCGTATCTAACATTAATGCAGATAGTCCGCCTCTATAGGTTCCACATTCTACATAATCTCCAATAACTCCTTCTGTAATCGTTTTATAAAGACAATTATTAAGCTCGGAAACTTTTCCTCTAGTAACCATTGTATTAGGATATACCGCTTCGTGTAACAATGGTTTATTATGTCCTATAACAACAATATTTTTTTGAAAAGACTCTATATCGTCTGTAAATTTTACTGGAGAAATTTTTTTATATGCTACTGCAATTAAACTATCAATTTTATCAATTTTTAAAAGTTCATAATTATTTAAAACACACAACTCTTTGAAAAAACGTTCATTGTACCAAAATCTACAGTGAGGGCCCCATCGATCATTTTCTACTTCGTCGGAGTCAGGCAATATATGAAAAGCGATTCCTCCTACCTTAAGACTATCATGAATTATTCTAAACACAGTATACTGACTAGCGATGGGTTCTACGTGTTCAGTTACTCCACAATTAGTAACAATATCAAAAAAATCCACATACTCTCTAAATTCAGATAAATTTCTTAAATCTTTTTTTACGGAGCCATCTAAACCATTTCTGTCTACCGAAATGTGATCAAACCCATTATTAGTAAAATATTCTTTGCCTGTTTTTTCTGGTCTTTTACTATGATTGACAGATTGATTTCCAAGCTCAAGCATTTGTTTTCCACTTGCTTGACCGATTACACTGTTTATAAATTTTAAATAATTTGTTTCTAATCCCATATTAACCCCAATGTTTGGCTACCCATTCGTTCTTATTTTTTTCTTGTGAAGGATCTACTTTTCCGGGAAAGAAAATTATTTTTGCGTTTGAAGGCAATTTTCTATCAGGCAAAAAATTGTAATCATAGACTCCGTCTGCTTCTGTAAACAGTGATTCATTATTGCCTAGTACAACTTGTATCCAGGCCTGGTCTGATCCTACTAAATTTTGTTCATTTCTATGTCTATCTAACAGAGTCAGTGATTGGGCTGGTTCAAAATCATCCCAAACTTTTTTTCTAGAACCAGCCGTGATTAAAATTAATCCGCCATTATAAATTTGACCGTGTCCACCTTTGCTTATAAATTTATTAATTACAAACTCTTCGTTACGTTGAAGAATAGAATCAATATTATCTACGATAACACAATCTAAATCTATACAAATAAATCTTTCGCCTAAAATGTCTTTTATTTCTTCGCTAAAAATATAAAGTCTATTGTAGCAACCCCCTAGACTTTTGTACTTGTCCCATAAATGTATGGTATTAATTTCTTTATCGATACCAGAAGCATCGTCTGTAACACACGTAAATTTAAAGGGTAAGGTAGTATTTCTAGTGACTGCTTTATATAACGAATTTACATGTTCGGCAGAATATTCTACAGGGTTTTTTAATTTATAACCCGTTGATGGTTTTTTCCATTTAAAAGTAACTATATTGATCACACTCATATGTAGGCTGCTAGAATATTTTGAGGACGAGCAGCATCTAATAATTCAAATTTATAGTTAGGATTTATTTCAAGGATTTTATGTTTTACTTGATCTAATGTAATTCTATCGTGTGCTGGTCTTCCAAAACAGTTTAAGTCGTCAATCAGTAACGTATGTGTTTTAATATGATGAGATCCAATGGTTTCTAATTCTTCTATGATAGGACAATTTTTGGCCAACTTTTTTCCATATTGCGAACTAATATGTGCATCTAACCAGAATGTAGTTGGCGCAGTAAGATCCCTAACAACCATCGGAAGTAATTTTTCTGAATCTCCAAGATATGACACTACTTTAGATTCTTTGATTTCATTTTCAAATCTTTGTTGTGCTTTTTCGTATAGGTGCGGATGTATTTCTATCGTATAGCATTTTTCAAATCCTGCATCTAACGCACACTTCAAACCGTTACCTAAAAAGGTTCCTGATTCTACAAATAATTTGTTTTTATATTTTTTAAAATGATCTAACAGATTATCATAATAAACTTTTACATCACCTTCGAAATTTTCTGTTTGTTCCCAGGGATTCATACTTTATTCTTTTTAATTAAATCTTCGTTGTATGCTAATAATGATTTAGTTGCCTTGGGATCTAATCCTAGACTTTCTACCCAAGCACACCAAGCATAAACATCTTTTGGTATACATTTACTATTTGCACCTCTATTATCAGGAAATACGAATGTCCACCACAAATTCATACGAGGATCGTCGCCGTATACCGCTTCTCTGATGGTATAATAATCAACACCAGCAGCTTCGCAGGCGTCGTATAGTTCTTGACATTGAATTACTTTATAAAAGATAGCACGATTTTCACTGAATTTAATAATCTCAGCTTCATACCTTGTAACTTGTCTTATTCTTACATTAGCATTGTATGCCTTTTGATAACATTCTATAACTGTTCTTCTATCTGCAGGAGCACCACCTATAACCATAAACTGTCTAGAATCCATTTGTAGGAACGGGTGGTTTGGAGTTTCTCCTAAATATTCAGGTTGAACTACAATTCGTTTATTATATTTTGCCACCATTCTATCTGCGAATCCGGGTTGGGTGGCGGAACGTATAACTATAAAGTCGCAACCACAGTTAGCAATAGCATCTTCCACAGCATCACAATTTAATTCCTTTCCGCCTTCCCAGGGAGTAGGCACAGCTAAGAAAGCAATATCGCAATTTTCTAAAGGCTTGTTGTATTCTGGAATGAATTTATCGTAGATTTGTGCATCAGGAAATAATTTTTTTGTTGCTTTTCCTATCCAACCGTAGCCTATAATTCCAACTTTCATTTTTTCTCCATTTCAATTTGTTCTTGTATCCAGTTATACGTATTTTTGATACCTGTCTCTAAATCTTCACCAGGACGCCAACCGATCGTTTCTTCTATAAGTTTGTTATGACTATTTCTTCCCATAACCCCCATAGGTCCCGGCACGTTTTTAATACAGACATTTTTACCAACTTCTTTAGCAATTAAAAATACTAAATTATTAATACTAATCATTCTTTCGCTGCCAAGATTTAAAGGAAATTCACAATCGCTGTCCATTATTCTATGAATACCTTCGATGCATTCATCTATATAAAGAAAACTTCTTGTTTGATTACCGGGTCCCCATACCTCAATAGTGCCGCCGTCTTCGCACATCGCTACTTTTCTGCATAATGCAGCAGGAGCTTTTTCTTTTCCATTATTCCATGAACCTAATGGTCCAAAGATGTTATGAAATCTTGCTATCCTAGCTCTTATATTATAATTTTTAGCAAAATTCATAAACAGTCTTTCACTGAATAACTTTTCCCAACCGTATTCGCTGTCCGGAGCAGCAGGATATGCACTGTCTTCACTTAACAATGGATTATCAGGATCTTCTTGATTATACGCGGGGTACATACAGGCACTTGAACTGTAAAAAATCCTCTTAATGCCTTTTTTAACCATTTCGTGTGCTATGTTAAGATTTATCATAGCAGAATTATGCATTATGTCTGCGTCATTTTCCCCGGTGAAGATATACCCTGCTCCTCCCATATCGGCAGCAAGTTGATAAATTTCGTAAATATCATTGTTAAGAAGATTTTCTACATTTTTTTGATTACGAAGATCCATTAGATGAAACTCGTCCGCATCAGTTTTACTATATTCGGGAAATTTAAGATCGGCACCTATTACATAGTACCCTTTTTTCTTTAAATCAGTGACTAAGTGGGAACCTATAAATCCACCGGCGCCGCATACTAGAATTTTTTTCATAACTTTTCCTCGTTAACAGGGTATTTATTCCATTAAAAATTAGAGCTTGAATACAAATGAGCCCAACTTAAAAAAGTACTTTTATTTTTAACAGAAATATTTGTTTTTGACAAAATTAACAGATCTACAAAAGCTTCAATGACTGATTGTTTGGGCCTATCGATGTTGAAGTCAAAAATTCTACCACTAGTATCTTTAGTAGGCTGTCTCCACTCCCCGTCGTTGAGCTTTTGAACATAACTGGTTTTTTTAAATACAGATACATTATTAAGTTTAGAAAACATATCTTCAGTTTCTTCATCATCTGAACATACAAAATATCTGGTATTTCTATCGTTTTTGATATTTTCAAATAATTGATGGCTATCTAATTGATTAGAAGAATCAGTTTTTCTAATATGTATACCTTTCGTACGTTTATCGATAGCGTTTTCTTTGATGAATCTACGAACTATTTTTAAGATACTTTCTTTGACTTTTAGAAAACTTACAAATTTTTTTACTTTATCTTGATTCAAATTTTTAGGAATTTTATTATGATAATATACCACATCAGAATTTATTTGTTTGATAGATTCGAATCCGTGATCGTTTGGCTCTAAATAATTTTTTAGTTTGATACCGTTATCGGTTATCGATAAGAATAAATTTTCCGATTCTTCTTTAAAGAAATAAAAAACATCTTCTTTAATTGTGTCAAACTGATTGTCAAATAAATCCTCAAAAGAACATCCGCACCAGTTATTTTCAGGCCAACAAATTATAGGTTTAAGATTGTAAGATTCAGCAATAACCAATCCACCGATTAAAGAATTTAATCTATTTCCGAGACCGCCGTCGCAAAAGACAAATATCTTTCGCTCTTTCATTTAGAAAATCCCACTGTTTCTCTTTCGATATCTTCGTGATCAAATTCTGCCCAATACAATTCAAAAGCCACGGTATCTTCTAAAGCTTCAAATTGATGAAATTCTCCAGGTGCGACCTTAGTGTACATACCGTCCATCAGAACAGTTTCGTCTACTAGATCATAATTATTTTTCCACACACGGATTATCAAAGCCCCTTTTTCTACGAAGAATCCATTCCATTTGAACTTGTGTTTGTGTTTACTACACACTCCACCTTTTTTGATATCAATGCGATGAAATTCTAAAACACCGTTGGCTTCGAGAAGTTCTGTTTGTCCCCATACTTTTCCTGCTATCATAGTTTCCTCATTATTACGTTGCGATGCTGATCGTCCCAATCAGCTATACTGTAACCTAAGCCTTTGCAAAATTCCAAAGCTTCAGTATCATTGTTTTCTTGCTCTAATACAAGAATAGGACTAAATTTTTCAATGGTATTTATGGCTCCTTGTAATACCTTCAGTTCAAATCCATCTACATCTATTTTTATATAATCAATGTTTTCAAACTCGAACTGATCTAAAGTATAGAGTTGTATTTTTATCCATTGATCTTTTGGTACACTCTGAGATAATAAACTACCTGCACCGGAAACTAAAATTTCTTCGTTACAATTCCCTAACGCACATTGAAAATGGCTTACTTTTGTGAGGTCTACATTTTTATTGAATAATTTACGTTTTCTATAATCAAAACAATAAACGTGATTAAAATACTTATGGAGATACCGTGTGTATTCGCCGTCCCTACATCCGATATCTATTGAATTTCTAAAAGACTTAATGTATGGTAAACTTTTTACAAATGTTTGTTTACAATGATGATCAGGAATTTCTCTATTACCGTCTGGGGTATACAAAAAATCTTTTTCGTACATTGACCAGTTAAATCCCCCGTCTAAAAATTGTGTTACATCGACTGGCCAACTCATATTGTTCCTTTAATTTTTAAAAATAGGTACTCATTTTTTTCGCACCACCTATAATCAAATACAGGTTCTCCCGGACCTGTTAACATAGATGTTCCCATATAGGCCGATTTAAACCAAAGTATTTTTCCTGTATAATGGCAACGTCTTGGCCATAGGCTAAATTTTAGTTCCCAGCCTATACATCGTCTTTTGAATGCTTGATCGGCGCTTTCCTGCCACATAAGACTATCCATTGGCATTATAAAACTTTATGTAATTGTAAAACTTCGCATTGTCTAGAAACTTCTTTAACAAAGTAAATGCAAGGAGGATTCACATCATCATGTAGCGGGACCGTAAGCAACTGTCCATTCTTCATTTTAGGAAAATACCATTTGACATCCTGGTAAATGTTAACGATCTCTATTGGCATATACTCAGGTTTGAATCCTTTAACTGGATTGAAAACAAAAGCATCAAATCCTCTTTCGTTAAGGCTGGTCAACGGCAAAACCTCAGGGTCCAAACCGCTGTCTTTGTCTCCGACTATCATACACCAATCAAGGGGCATCTGTACTTCGTAACCTCCAACGTTAAGTAGAATCGCAGGACTGTTGAAAGATTCTAAGAAAATCAAAGGCATAAAAAAGAAATCTGGTTCGTGTGGATTACTATTATCCAATACACTGAATCGAATATCCTCGTCGATTTCTTCCGGTAGTTCATTGAGATCAAAAGATCTGTTGTTTAGTGTTAAAATTTTCATATTGTTACCTTGGTAATTGTAAAAGGATATTTTGCTTCCTTGTAATATTTTTTACGTTCTGTAAGGTGCCGCTTGGCATACTTGCAAGTTGACGTTATATCCCAGATCTGGACGAAATCTTTGTCTTCTGCTTTTCTAATGCCTCGTCCAATGCTTTGGATAACGCGGACAAAGCTCTTTCCGGGCTCAATAAGAACCAGATTAAAAATCCTTGGAATATTAATACCCACAGCGGCCACACCATAAGTCGCCACAATAATCTTATCATTACTAGTTTTAATTTCATCGTATTCTTCTTTTCGATCGTCTAATTTTACAGCACCAGAAATAAAAACTGCATCTGGTATTTTTTCAATAATTTTATTTCCTGTGTCAATTCTGTTGACCAAAACAAGGGTGTTTCCTGTAAGAGAAAACTCTTTTATTTTTCTAGATATCCACTCTAATCTTTTAGAATCTGTAACTAACCAAGAATATTCTTCCTGAAAATTTCTAAAAACTTCTATATCGTTGGTTTGTAATATCTGGATATCTAGTTGAGCAAGAACATCTTTTTGCTGTAGATCGTGCGCAGTTACTTGTCCTGTCACAGGTCCGATACTGGCAAGAAGTCCTTGAAATTCCCATTTTTCTTTAGGTATGGTGCCAGTGAGTCCCCAACGAATAGCACAGTTGCGAAAGTTCTGTGTCAACAATCTTGTCAATACATCTGCCTTGGCCTGATGAACCTCATCGACGATGATTGCAACAACACCTTCACAGAATTCGGCCAAAGAAAGAGTATCGTCATCATAGCTTTTTTTCTCTAATATGTTAAGACTTTGCCAGGTACAAATGGTATGCGTACGATTAAGTTCTTTCCTATCACCAAAGTATACACCGACGTCGAGTCCTAAATTTTTGTAGTCTTCTTCAGTTTGAACAACAAGACTTTTGTTAGGAACAATAACCATCGTTCTGCCATAAGGTTCGCATAAATGACTTAATGTAGCTGTAGTAATTGTTTTACCGGCACCCGTAGCTACTTCTTGTAGGCTTTGAGGATTTTCTGTAAATCTGTTTATAACTTCATATTGATAATCTCTAAGGACGATAGGTTGGCCTGCTTGAGGATGACCTTTAGGCCAGGTCTTGCCTTTATCTTCCCAATAGTTTTCGTTTATTTCAGTGAAACTCAGTGACTTATGTTCACGGTGATCTTCGACTTCTATGTCGTAACCGGCATCTTCGACAATAGGCAGTATTACATCTAAATGTGCAAGGTATCCGGTTCCGCCAATACCGAAGTATGTTTTAGTTCCATCCCATCTTCCTAACTTATATGCAGGCATATGACGAGCGTAGGGAAGATCGAACTTTAATTTATTGACAATTTTTCGTCTAGTTTCAACACTAAGACCTTCAACTTTGATGTTAACTTCATCCTTGATGATTAATTTACAAATCGACAATCTTTTTTTCCCTCTGTAAAGTAGGTTTAACTGGTCCGATATAAAAAACACAAGGATGGTGATTTATCCAATCTCTAACAAACGGTGAAGTGTCGGTATATAGACCATTAGTAGCTATAATTTTAACTGAATTTTCTTGTTGAAACAACCATTTGCTAGGTTTATGATTAAAAATCAAATACTTGCCATCACCAACTTTGCCTCCTAATGAGTTTTCTTTAACCCAGTCATTGAATTCTGAATTTCCTTGATTCGACTCTCTATGACAGACCTTAATTTCTTCTCTTCTAACTCCATTTTCATCTGCTGATTTAACAAAATCTTCTAAAAAATCTCGTCGAGATGAAACCCGATCAACCAAAATACAAATTTTTCCTGTGATGCTATTAGTGACAGAGAAAAATTTATTAAAATCCGATATCCAAAAAATATTTTCTTTTGAAGATGCGATAATTTCTGCAACAGTTGGATTTTTAGACGGCTGTTTCAGCAGGTATCCCATAGATTTCGCTAAAATTAGATCATTGGTTATTTGACTTTGCCTGTTTGATCGCCAGTAATCTAAAATACCATTGTCAACATTCGATAGCCGGACCTCGTCATTTTCAACGAAACAAAATTGTTCAATCTCGTCAGACCTGTTCCATATTTCTTCCACTTCTCCGATGGCTGAAAGAAAGCTCTCGTCTATTTCAAAATCGTTATCTTTACAAAAATTATAAAAAGAGATTATGTTAACACTATAGAACGGAATTTTTCTAACTTTTCTGTCAGCATCCCATTTTGAATCCGATACACCTATCAAAAATTCAGTTTCAAATTTAGATTTTAGAGAATATGGAAATTTGGCAATGATCCAGATATGATTATCTTCATCTTTTTCTACACTAATTTTTTTAGTGTAATCAATAACTCTAAAAGGCTGTTTCCAACTAGCTGTTTCGAGGCTGTCTTTGTAACTTAATCCAAATTTTTCTGAGATGATTTTATATTTGTCTAATATTTTTAAAATATATCTAGATTGATTTTCAGTTAGCGCATTGTTAGCAGAAATAATTTCATAAAAATTTAGAATAGCAGATCGATCTTGAGGCTGCAGAGGAAATCCTCGAGATGTGCTCACAGGAAAAAGATCTAAAAAGATATCTTCGAAGAAATCATACTTTAACATATTAATATTATAGCATGAACTATCATAAAAAATCAAATTTTTCTTTTAATCTGGAGAAAGGAATTCCTTTAGATATCTCATCAACAGTCCATTCTGTGTGGCACAACTTTAAAAACCAATTTTCACGATCGGGCAGCATTATTTTTTCAATATTTGAAATTTTGTCACTGACAGGAAATGCTAGGCTGGTAGGATCGCAGATAATTGGAGTACCATTGATCGCAGCTTGAACTGCCGGACCACTATTAAAATTAACAACGCAGTGATAATCATAGTCGATATCAAAATCATCATATGTATCTTTTAATTTTTTCGGTGATTCTATTTCAGCACCTGCAATATTTCTAACAAATGGAGATCTAGGATGTGGTCTTATCATTATAGGCCTATCTGAAAATCGTCTTATTTGTTTTACAGTGTCCTCGGCCCAGTCTTCCATAGACTTTTGACCCTGCCATTGCAAACTAAGTTTATGTTGTGTTGCGATTAAAATTTTATCTTTGCGATCTTTATTAAAATCTTTTAAATGAATACCTAATCTAGACGGCCTTGAATTATCTAAATTTATTTCGTTAGCAAATTCTCCTAAACCATTAATATGATTTAAAGAAATCCTCCATGTCTCGTTTCTTTTGAGATTTCCTACTTCTACTATCAGTACAGGTTTATTTTTTAGTCGAGCTTGCTCATAAACGAGTTTATTGTTTCTCATTCTGCCGCCCCATAGCACTGACCAGATAACAGGGATGTCTTCTCCGGAGACACAAGATTGCCAACCTATCTTCCTAATTCCTGTTTCCACAGCATTAAAAATAGGTTCGCTGTTTAGAGCTCCAAATTCTCTATAAAGTTTAAGCTTCATGATTAAAAATAAATATAGTAGTATTTAATTCGCAATCATGGCAAAATTTATTAAAAGATTAAAAAAATCTGGTCTAAAAAATCTAAGGAACATAGCTGTTTTAGGCACAGGATTTGGTCATATGGATCAATTATTAGAGGAGGCAGATAATATATTTGTCCTAACCTCTACCTTCGGCGCATTAAAAAAGCGTAATTTAATTTATAGAGAAAATTTTGAAAACATAACCATCTATCCAGAAATAGATTTAATATTGGTTGATCGAAAATATATCGGATCTTTAGAATCGTTAAGGCATATTTTAACTAGATTCAATCCTCCTATCTACATCCAGGGGGAGGAATATCTCGGCAAGGAAGAATCTCGACCAATTGGATTAATTGGGTACAAATGTGTAGAAATATCTGACGGAAAACAAATATGGAAACTATCCCCTTGAAAATATCAGTAGTAACTACCTTTCACGAAGAAGGTTTAAAAATTTATGGTCAACGTATGATTGACAGTTTCTGTAAGACTTGGCCTTCGGAGGTAAAATTGTATGTGTATCCCGAAAAATGTAATCCTATAGTCAACGATCACTCAAGGATCACACTAGTTGATCTAGACAGCGTTCAAGAGTTAACAACATTTAAAAATAAATGGAAGGGTGTGCCTAAGGCCAATGGGGATGTCAGTCAAGACCCGATAAGATCTAGAAGAAGAGATGCCGGTAAAGGTTTTAAATGGGATGCCGTTAGGTTCGCTCACAAAGTTTATACTATATTTCACTGTGCTAGACAAACAGATTCGGATATTTTGATTTGGATGGATGCCGATACCTATTGCCACAGTCCTATTACTATGGAACAGCTTATAAAATTTTGTCCTACCGACAAAGATTTGTGTTTTTTGGGGAGAAAAGGCAAATTTTCAGAATGCGGACTGTATTCATTGAATCTTAAGACTGAACAAACTAGAAATTTTTTATTTGAGTTTCAAAGAATGTATGATCGAGCAGAAAATGGTATTTTTTTACTAGACGAATGGCACGATAGTTTTGTATTTGATGCTGTAAGAATAAAATTTCCTTTTCTAAAACAACTAGATTGGAGTGCTGGCTTAATTACCGGTGAAGGTCATCCGTTAATTAATTCCGAATGGGGCGCTTACCTAGATCATCTAAAAGGTTCTAGAAAAAAATTAGGTAAGAGCAAGAGAGAAGATTTAGTTGTTAAAAGAACTGAGCCTTACTGGCAACAGTTTAGGTAGTATATTGTCTAAAAAAAGACCATGCCTCGCCAGATTTCAATTCTTCAAAGTTCCAATGACACATTGAAAGTTTTTCTATCCAACATTGTCTTTCTCTCAGTTCAGGATTTTCTAATTTGCTTAAATCGATGTTGGCTACTTCGAAGCTTTGACTATGTTGAGGGTGGGGATCGGTTAAAAACGTAGGAACACCTTCTATTATGCTAGCCACACTAGGGCTGCTGTTATACACTACCGATGCCCAAGCACCTCTAAGGTCATCGATCAATTTTTCGTTGGTACTCAGTCTAACATTTTTATGATTTATTGTTAAAAATCTTTTAATTTTTTTATCGCCCGGATGTGATCTAACTATAATCGGTCTTTTTCTAGAATATTGTCTTATTTTTACGATAGTTTCATTGAGCCAATCTATCACAGATAATCCACGCATACTCCAACCACCGTTTCTTTGAAGACAAATTAAAATATGGTCTCCTCTGGATCTATAAGGTTTTAAATTTAAGTTCAGTTCTTGAGAAATTTTTTGCCATCTCAAAGGATTTACATCTTTATCAAAATAAAATCCAGTAGTAGGAAAAACACCGTCAAAACTATATCTTAAATATCTTTTAGAATTCCCAGGATCTGCGTACAAGAATAAATTACTGTCTACGATAAGGCTTTTTTTATTATTTTTTCTTTGTAGATCTATAGCTTGTTGTCTTAATATAAGATGAGGTAATGTTTTACCATCGTCATGTACAAATCCTTGTATTAGAGCAACATCGCAGGGAATCACGGTCATTGTCCGATGAGCGATAGCGGTATCTCCCGAAGCGATTACTCCTTGACAAAAGTTATCCAGTATTAACGGTTTTTCTGGATTATTATTTTTAGATGGAATTCCTCCATAATATGCGACCGCAGTTAATTTAGACATGATATTGATTATATATAGTCAAAGCCGTGCCAGAAATAAGTTCGTCATAGGTAAATTGACTATAACTCAGCATACATAACCAGTTAGCTAAATTTGGTCTGTATAAATTATTGATGTCACTGATTTTATTGCGTGAAACAGAATTTGTAATATGTTTATCTAAAGTTATAACAGGAATGCCTGCCCATATTGCTTCTGTAGCTGCATTTGAATTGATATTAATTACACAATAAAAATCGTCGTTGCATAATTCTTCGTATAGATTAGATCTTGTTTTTTTGTTAATTTTTTCTCTAAAAACAATAGGTTTATCTGAATATTGTCTTAGTTCCGCCTCAACATTATATCTCCAAGTTGACAAATCTACCTTAAAAATACCAGCAGCAAATGGACCCGGTTCGATTATTAAAATTTTATCGCCGCCGTCTCTCCATTGTCTAGGAAACTTAGTAAAATTACCTAATCTATCAACAGGTGCTGCAAACTGCGCATTATTATGTAGATGATTTCTGACTATTCTGTGCCATTTTTTATTTGGTTCTATGAAATTTGTATACCCGCTGTCAATAAACCAAAAAGGATATTTTTTATCTATTTTTTCTAATAGCAATTTTTCGTTACCAACGGTATTTCTAATTAAACAGTCATCCGAATAATCTGTGAAATGTCGTCTTCTTATTAAAATTCCGCTGGGGTCAATTTTTAATCCAACACTTTTAACAAAATTTTGTTTAGCATTATTTTTGTAAAGATTTAATATATTTTCTTCGCCTAGGGTATCAATAAAATAATCTATGTTGCCATGTACTAGTTCATAATATTGCTCGCGCTTAGCCTTAAGCACTTTTTGTACTTCCATCTTGTAGTTTTTTAAATCTCTACTCACAGCACTTTCTATTCGATCTTTGAATTTCTTTTGCATCCGTAATAGATCAAATTTTTTTTTGTTTTTTTCAATTACTATATAGGTTATTGCTTCATTTACTTCGTCGCCCGGCATCTCTATATCTTTAACCGATTTATAATAGTCGATAAGGCTGAGAAGGAAATGTGCGATCTCTTTATTGTTAAGTAATAGTTTCATAAATTATTAATAATTTTATAAGCAGTTCCGTTATTAATTTCACCTAATGAAAATTGACCATAGGATAAGTTATAACATTGCGCAAGGATGTCCTGCATTGGCGGTTTGTAAGGATTTTTTAGAGTAGATAAATCAGTTGATGAAAGTGGTCCAGCGGCACAAGGTACTGATACGAATGCAGGAATACCATAGAGTACACTTTCAAGTGATGCGATACTATTAAATGATACCGTAGCATAAACACCTGAATCAAATGCGTGATAAATTGAATATTCGTGGTTTCTATAAGATCGTGATCCTTTTGAACGTACCTCAATTGGTAGATCAGAATACGTCTTGATTTTTTCTGTGGTTTCTTTTACCCACGTTTCGCAATCTATACCATAAAAATTTGTTGCTTTGGGATTTGGCAATACAAGCAATATTTTTTTGTTAAAATTTTTCCAACCTGGCCAAATCAATCTTGGATCTTGATTGACAATAGTATTCCATCGGTCTTTAGGTTTATTTTCGATCTTAGTATGCTGAACATCATTTTTAACAATGCGGTGCCAGATCTTTTTGCCCGATGAATTTCCTCGACTAGGAAAATTTCCTAAATATCCGGTGTCAATATAATAATAGTCTCGTTGTTGAGCTTCACACTCTTTTATTTCTTTTCGTTTAACTACACCCCGAACTACAAAATGTTTCGTCGTATCTTCAAAATTGGTCGTAAGACAACCGGGTGCGCTGTTTGAAAAACTTTCTAAAATACTTTGATCTTCGTCTTTTACCATAATTCAGTTAACATTCGTTGAGCTTGTCCAGATGAGAATTCGCTGGTATGAAATTGTCCGTAAGCTAGATGGCAAGCCCAGGCAAAAACTTTATCTTTGTCTGGATAATACGGAGTTTCAATAGTAGATAGGTCTTGACTACCTACTGGTGATGCAGCATTAGAGGGAGCTAATGTAAATACAGGAATTCCGTGTAATACCGATTCAGTAGCTGCATTACTGTTAAAAGTAACTAGTGCGAAAACGTCATCGTCTAGAGCATCCTTTAAGGTATTGTGTACAACACGGTCTACTCTGTTTTTTGCTCTTTCTCTGATTTCAATTGGTCGATCTGTAAACTGTTTTAGTTTAGTTTGGACATCTGCGATCCATTGATCAGCATCTAAATCATAAAATTTCATCGGCTTTTCATCAGGTTTAGCAATTAAGATTTTTCTTCCTGTTTTTTTCCAAGAATTTATTGGTATTTTAAAACTTTCCCAACGATCGCTAGGTCTGGATATGATCTCACTGTGTTGTAGATTATTTTTTACTATCCTGTGCCAATACTTCCAACCTTGAGGATTCTTAGTGTTAATTTCGTTACCAAAGTATCCTGTGTCCATATAGTAAAATGTTCTATTATCTTTCCAGCACCTTTTAATAATTTTTTTCTTAAGTATGCCTCTTAGGACTATGGGATAGTCGGACTCATCATAGTCGAAATTGTCTGAATTTATAGGAGTCACTCCGCAGCCAAAAGCGAACTTTTGTATGAAAGGATCTTGTCCGTCTTTGCTTAAACAAATACACTTCATTTTAGTTGATGTTGCTCGCAGTAAGTTGCGTAAATTTTTTCTCTATGCCATTCAGTAGCAAATGACCCTTGATCTGCAAATTCGTGAAAGCACGGAGTTCCTAGTGTGTAATGAATTAATTTAGCATCCGGATTATAATCGTATTCTATATCTAACCAATTCCATTCTCGAGGAAGCTCACCTATAAGATCGTCATTTAACCAAGTAAATCTATGTACCTGTGCTCCTGTGGCAGACTGTATAAATTCAGGGGTCACGGCAGCATTTGCAGGATGACCGCAGTTCCAAATAATAACAGAACTCCAATTTTTACACGGATAATCCTCGTTCTTCGCTCCAAGATATTTTTCAGTAAGTCTGGTCTTATATTCATGTTTGACAACCTGTACTGCTTTTGATTCATCTCTAAGCTCCCATAACTTAACAATATCGTCTCTCAGCAACATATCCCCATCTATAAAAATAGCCCATCCATTATAATTCATTAGGTGTGGTACTAAAAATCTTGAATAGATAAAATGATTACTACCGTCGGTGTGTGTTTCTTCATATCCTTTTAATATGTTTAGAGCCAATGGATTTATACTTACAGGTTGACTGCTTTTTCTAATTATACTATTACAACACACATGAAATGCGATAGTTTCTCTGGGATCATAACCAATAAAAATTGGAATCATTTTCTTTCAATATCCTCTTCGATACATTTGTCTCCGAATTGTATTTCAATTACCCTCAGAGGCAGTTCGGATTCGTTAGCCAGTTGATGCCAGGTCGTTTTAGGAATCCACATATGATTGTGTTCGGTAAATTTTCCGACTAATTCTGCATCTGTAGATTTATTGATTGTATAAAGAGTGGCTTCTCCTTCGGATACAAACCAAAATTCAGATCTGTCCGAATGTCTCTGCATACTGAGATATTTTCCAGGATCAACTGTTAATTCTTTAAGTTTAACTCTCTGATTAGGCTCGTGGAGAACTCTATAGTAACCCCAAGTACGTTCTGTTTTAGGTGCTTTCCAATCTTGTAATATCCACGAACTAGAATTTTTTTTGTCTTCGCCCCCTACACCAAAAACAAATTCTAAATTATTATCAATAACGTCCATTTCAGGAATATTTTCTTTGGTCCTATCGCCGCCGTTGGCAAATATCAATTTTGCATTAGGCCAATGAGCTCTTACCTGATGTATAAACGCTTTGGCGGAACCGTCTTCATCATCGAAGGTATAAACTTCGTCGACCATGGAAAGATTGTTTATAATACATAAACGTTCATTCCACGGCATAAATGCTCGACCTTTTTTTCGTTCAAGCCATTCGTCGGAGTTTAATCCAACGATTAACATTTCACCTAGTGTTTTAGCTGCTTTGAAATAGGCAATGTGCCCGGAATGGATAGGGTCAAAGCCCCCTGTGACTAAGACTATTTTCATAGTCTTATTTATATGGTCAGTTTATTAAAAAATTATTTTTCAATAAGATATGTTAGGCTATTCCATCCTACAATAGGATTACCTAATGCTCTCGATGAATCTTTAAGATTATTCGGAATAAATTTGATATTTGTTTTGATAAAAATTTTTCCACCGGGTATTAAAAAATCCATCAAATTTTCTTTTAAAAAAATCCAATCTTTTGATTCCCAATCTGAGTCAAATACAGTTCTTGATGATTTTATGAGATCATACCTTTTAGGAAATTTAATCTCTTTTTGTTTTTCGATATAAAGTGGGAAAACATTAAGATTGTAATGCTCATATAAAGGCGTTAATGTTTTTATAGATTCTGGTATTTCTGTACCTTGACAATTATGTTCCAATGCTTTGGCTAACACTAAAAAGTGTCCGCAACCTGTGCTGATATCTAATATTTCTAATTTTTTTGTTTTTTTAAATCTAAAAAATTTAAACTTGCAACTTTTTCATTTAATTTTTTTTCTTGCGGAGGAAAATATTGAAGATAATGGGATCTAATGTATTTTTAAATTCCAATGATTTTCCATTAAAAACAAGATCGTTAGCCCATTTTTGATCCGCCGCAGATATTGTCATAAGAGAAGTATCTACATTGTGTTTTTTCATAATGTAGCATCTTCAAGACCGGCGGTTCTAAGTTTAACTATGTTGCTCAGTTGCCATTGTTTGATATCTAATGCTTTGATAATTCCTAGCCACTTATTTCTAAGTAAGGCAAACTCATTGATAATTTTTTCAAAATCTACAACATCAGCCTCACCCTCTACAAACTTTTCACAGTCTCTAGAAGAGAGGCTACGTTGATAATTTTCAAGATATTTGCGAAAATGTTGACTACGAAGTCTACGAAGCTCGATATTTAGATATTCTAAAATCGCTTCAATTTCCTGAAGTTGATTAAATCGATTTTCTACGATGCCGGGCATCGCGGCTGATGCCTTTTCAATGTTTCCCGCTATGCGGGCATCTTGTTTAGCCGCTAGTAATTCGGCCTCATAATATGCCACAGCATCTGGTATGTTTGAAATATCCTTAGAAACTCGATCATACCAATTCATTTATTCCTCATCTTCGTAATAATCCTTATCGTCTTCGATTTCTTCACCGTCGATAACATATTCGATAGCGTCATCAAGATAAGGATCGATTCCTTGTAGACTTTCTAACACCGTTTCTTTAATTCCGTGATCGACTAATGTATTAACAAAATCAAATGCTACATCAGTTCGATGTTTTTCTGGAATATGTTCAACTACCAGCGTCCAAATATCTGCAATTAAATCATCTTTCATTCTGCGGTCTCCGTTTCGGGTTCAACTTTATTAGTTATCTCGGAAACGGAATTTTCACCGTGTTTTGAAATGTCAGACATAATAGCATCTAATCCGCCGTTTTCATTTCTTTCCCACGCCTTGCGAAACTGTTTGATAATTTCGCCATCTTTAGTTGTATACACAAGACTGTTACCTTCTTTCTTGAGCATACCTTTTGCTTCTGCTAAATCCACTAAGCCACTGTAAGGATTCATTCCTGTTTCGTAAGGAATTTTAACCTGCACAGATTCAAACGGTTTAGCATAACGAGTTTTCATGATTTTACAGGCAGCACGAATACCACGAACTTCTGTAATTTTGTTACCGTCGTCATCTTCTTTTAACTTCAATTTTTTCATAGCAACGACGATGCTAGATGCATAGATAAAGCCTTGACCGCCTGAAATTTTATCATCAGGATCAAACATATCTTGACTGGCATAGGTATGGTTAGTTGCTACTAGCCCAATATTTAAAGAGCCGAACATATTCACACAATTACGAACAAGTGCTGTTAGCGCCTTAGGTTTACGGCCCATATCTCCCTTTAGGTCTCCTGCTTCGAATTGATTTACATCTGTGGGAGTCAATAACATTCCTAGCGAATCTAATACAAACAATACCTTAGGACGACTGTCTTCAGGCATTTGTTTATATTCTGCTACGAATTCAGTGATGGTCTTTGCTACATCGTCGATCATAGCCATATTGAGCTTCAATAACTTATCTTCGGCTGTGTCTACACCCAATGCTTTTAGCCAATCTTCATCAAGAGCATTTTCTGTATCAATCAAGATAGGGTAGATACCTTGTGCTTGTGCCGCCTTGATAAGATTACCGGAACAAATATATGACTTACCTGCGCCAGATTCACCTGCAAACACAGTGACCTTGCCCAGGGGAACACCTTTGTGGAAATCACCGCTGATTAGATAATTTAAAGCATAATTGCCTGTTGAAACCCAATCAGTAGGATCATTGAAACCGATACTAAGACCTTCAATACTTTTAGTAATTGATTTTCTAAATTTACTAATATCAAATGCTTTTGCCATTATTGATCTAACTCCATAGTGTTATATTCTTTAATTAGCTGTATTAATTCTTCTTCGGTATTACAAAGAGTTTTTGTATTCGTCCAATCTTCTTTTTTGTTACGGCCGCCGATTTCTACCATCCATCCGTTGTCATAACGATTGATTGAGATTGACTCATTTACTTTTGTTAGTTTAGATAATTTTGGCATTTTTATTTTCCTGAAGTGAAGAACCCGGACGATGAGACTAGGTCTCAGAGGTCCGGGCCGTCTTAATTATTATTGTTTACGATTACGAATCATAGCAAGAATGTCTTGCGCACGACTCGTATTATCGCTACTAGGAGCAGACGCAGCTGGGGCAGTTTTTGCTACAGGAGCAGGCTCGTCGTCAACTTCAACATCATCGGCAACTTGGGTTCTAGCAACAGACTTATTTGGATCACCTGTGGCTGCACTCATACCTGCTGGTTTGAAGTATTGGCCCCAACGATCCGTATCATAGGCTTCACCATCTACCGAAGCTTCAAACATTTCTTTCATTACCTTGAGCTCAACATCGGTCGGCTTCTTAGGTAAGAAGTCTGAGAGGTTAAACAATCCGTGACTTTCGATCGCTGCCTTTTCTTGGTCAGTAAGTGATCTCTCACGACGGCTCCATTTTGATGTAGAATAATCAGCAAATCCGCCTTTGCTAGTCTTAGCGATACGGAAGTCAACACCGCGGAGATAGTCAGTTGGCAACTCTTCCAACTCGGGATCCATCAGTGCTGAACGGATGATTTGATAGATCTGAGGACCAATGATAAATCTACGGATAGGATTATCTGGTGTAGTATCTTCTTTAAGAGGATCTTCGACAACGAAACCTTGGAAGATATAAGAACGTTTCTTCCAGTACTTACGGCCCATTTCTTCAAGAGCTTTATCCTTGAACCAACCACGTACCTCTGACAGGATTGGACAGACCGAACCGTCGTTGTACATTTCTACGCAAGGTACTTGTACTTGAACCTGACGACTATCTGTCTCGCCTTTGATACCAGCGAATGGTAGTTTGATCATCGCACGTTCTACCCAGAAGAACGTATTGTTGGTATTACCGTCAGGTAAGAAACGCACTACGGCTTCCTTGCCTTCTTGCATGTTCCAATGTGGGTAAATTGCGTTGTCGCCACCGCCGGTGGAGTTTCCTGTTGACTTGTTTTGTGCTTCTTGAAGTTTAGCACGAATTTCTGCTAGTGTTGCCATTTTATAGCCTCCTTATGCCTTAATGTAAATGACTTTTTATATGCCTTTCGCATAACAACTATTATGCGCTTTTTATTTAGCAAATGCAAATATTTTCTTATCAAATGTGACAGAATGTTTAGCCAAAAGAAAAGGCCCCAAGGGCCTTTCCAATCGCTCACATTACTTCTTTGCTGCTTCTTTCTTTTCTTCTTTCTTAGCAGGTGCAGCTGGTGCTGCTTTTGCATCAGCAGGTTTAGCTGCTGCTGGTGCTGCTGGCTTAGCCTCTTCCTTCTTGGCAGGTGCTTGTGCAAATGCTGTGGTAGCTGCGAAAAGAGCAGCGGTTAATGCAACGATTGATTTCATATGAAAATCTCCATTTTGTTATTGTTGTCGAGATGTTCGACAACTGTATATATAACGCTTTAGAGATAAGGTCAGTAAACACGATTTGGTAAAAAAGGGCGATCTTGTCGCCCTTTTTGTATTACCATTGTGCTAATTCTTTGATTCTTGCTAATTCTGCCAGTTCTGGATTTTGTTCAGTGCTTTGTTGTGGTGCCATTCTTTCTACAAATTTGCGAGCCACTGATTCTGCCTGTTCACCAAACTTCTTGCCTACCATCGTGCAAACACCTTCCGGACCTTTGGGGAATGTACCTGATTTTTGATCGTAGAAAGATGTTATAAATTCTGCTAATTCTTGGACATTTAATTTCTGTGGTTCTTGTTCTTGATCCATGTCTGCCATCTGTGGTTCTTCTTCCGGAGCAGTTTGGTCACCTCCTTGGTCTGCGGCCGGCTCTTCGACAAAATCGCCAAAATCTAATTGATCTACTACCTCAGGTGCATTTTGTTCTAACCAATCTTTAACTAATCCTCTTACACAGCTATCTGGATCTTCTTTGGCCTGGTCTTTGATCTGTTTGAATAACTCGGGATCTTCGATGATGCCTTTCAAACTTTCTATAGCATTGCTGCCATCTACGCCTGCAGGAAAATGTTCTCCTACAAGTTCTTGTAATTGTTGTACGGCGGCCTTCTGTTCTTCTTCGTCTTGGCTCGTTATAGCTGATTCTTCGCCTAATGCAAATACCCATTTTTCAAAATTCTCAAAAGGGTCTTGAGTATTCTCTGAAGTTTCTTGATCTATGTCTGCTTGTGTTGTCATTTCGACTATGTCGTCATAGCCTATTTCGTTTTCTTTCATTAATTTGTATAGAACAGGAAATACACTTTTGATATCTTCTTTGAAGTTTCTAACTGTAAATTGATCAGTAAATTGTTCTACAACTTCTTCTGGTACATCTAATCTTTCTTGTGCATGGAAGTTTTCTCTATAAGCTTCATAATGGCTCTGTTTGGATAATGCCTTGATTTGCTCTCTTAATCCGTTTAGATATTCGGTACTACGTTCAACAATGTTGTTATTCATCGAATTCATTAGATCATTACGAACAACATAATTGCCAAAGCTCTTTAATTGAGCGATTTCTTCACTCATTCCAATAATACTTTTACCCACGTCGTCGTACGGTACGCCGCCATTGGCCACGTGACGCTGCATAGCACGGGCACCTGCTAGATGGATGAAAGGATATTTGAATCTTTCACCTTCTTGATTTTCTACAAACAATGCAGATATATGTCGTGTTCTTGCGCCCGGTTGTGTATCGTCCATAACTGCTTGATTGTGTTTGATTATCAATCTAGTATCTTCTAATTTCTGATAGCTCACAGTTTTAGATCCGTACAAAGAGCTTTCGCTGACAACATTTGTCATAATATTTTCTCCAACTGGTTGTTGTATTATTTGATTTGGTTCGGATGGCTTGGGTTTGTTGTACTGAGATAAAAATTCATAATCTCTTTTATCTAAGTTATCTTTTGCAATATCTCTAGTGTCAAACGCCATCAATCTTCTCTTAGCGAAATTTCTAAGTTCTTTTAAAAAACCATACCAATTAGTTTTTTGTGTGCTGTCCATCGATTCCGTAATTCCGGAACTGAAATAGACTTTCATAGAATTAGGTTCGGCCAAACTAATACTGACATGACCGATAGGACGTTCACCTTCCATGTAATCAAAATCGAAGAATCTTGCATCTTCAGGATTTATAGTGATTTGACCCATTTCGTCGCCTAGCTTTAGACCTTGAAATCTACTACGGATTTTGAAAAATAAATCGGTGGCGATATTGTTAGTTGCATTCATAATAGTATTTATCAAAACCCGGTACTGACAAAGATAGGCATTGGTAACGATTCTTCTGAGATTTTTTCTGTCATTTTTTCGTAGATATTAGGATCCCAATCACTCAGTACATTAGCCATTCTAATAATCAATAAGATACCTGATACTAGATCATCGTGCTCGCCAGTTTTAGCACCAAAACCTATGCCGTGTGCGACATAAGTTTTTAATTCTGATATTAGAGGTTTTGAATATATCTGCATTTTTCCCGTTTCTATCAGATTTTTAAATTGACTGCAAGCTGAAATTTTAGTTCTGTGCGTAGTATTAAACCCTTTACGAAATTTACGAACGTGCCCTTTACGTATTGGTTCTGATAGGAATAAACCCGGAAAGTTTTCCTCTCCGATATCTCTGATAACAATTAATGCCGCTTCACCTAAAGTGTTATTTTCAACGCTGTAGTATATTTGAGCAGCGCCACCTTTTTCTTGAGATCTAGATTCTATATACTTGCAGATTTCTCTAAGGTGTTTTACTTGAACTTGCACAGGAGTTAAATTATGTCGCCATTCAGCTACCTGTGTCATAGAAGGCATTTCAAAAACCTGAATCGCAGCATAATCTCCTCCGGTGCCCAGACTTGGATCTAATGCTACCAGATAGGTTGCTCGAGGATCTATATCTTTATACCAGCGTGTTTGTCCCATCGACAAATAAGGTTCTTTACCTTGTAATTCTGCTAACTTTATTGCGTTGATTAACGTTTCATCGAAGATCAAGAATTCGCAATCAAACTCTCTGCGAAAACGTTCCTCTCCAATTTTAGCTCGTTCAGTTTTTGCCCATTCTTCGTCACGATCCGGATGTTCGTTCCAATGCGCGAAATATGAAAAGAAACCATTTACACCAACTGTTTGTTCATTACCGTATTCGTCAAACTTTTTATTAGCTTCTGTCCAGATCATAGCAAACTGGTCTTCATCTGAATTCGGCGTAGAGGTAATGATAGCACGACCACCTGTGGACAGTGTTGGGGATAATGCAGTCCAGAACTCTTTGGCTTTCTCCGGAGGCTGTACAAACGCAAACTCGTCACAGTAAATCAAAGAAAGAGACTTACCGCGACCAGTATTTTCTGTCGTTGTAGTCGCTTGTATTCGAGCACCGTTATCAAACTCGATAGTATTTCTATTATAACTTATAACACCTGCTCGAATAAAGTCAGGTAAGTTTTCATAACCATAACGGTAACGATTCATGATATCCTGTGCACCTTCATACTTGTGTGCAGCGATCAATACCTGTGCTTCTGGAACGAATTGGGTGAACCATAAAAGATATCCGCAGGCACAGGTAGTTTTACCCATCTGTCGGGGTAACATTGCTATCACATCTTTGTGATTATGATATGCTTCTATCAATCGAACTTGATATTCATAAGGTTCGAATGATATTGCTCCCCTAATAGGATGTTGAATTTTTAAAAAATTCTGCATGAAATACAACGGCCCGTCGACCGGGTCCATACACTTTTCTAAGTGTTCAACTTCTTCTAATGTATATTTCTGCGTCTTATGAGCTTTTTTAATTAAGACGCCGTCTAGTGATTTTCCCATAACTTTATTTACTGAAAAAAATAGGGCCTTTCGGCCCTATTTGACACGTTTGAAAATTATGCAAACGTAAGTCCAGTTAGCGTAACGTTGGTAATAGTAATATCGCCAGTATCCGATCCGTTTACGGCCACATCAATTTTTTCTTCCAAATTGTCATAGGTATTATCTGCAGAAGATAATGATCCATATCCGTCGCCAGAGTCGCTGTTGATCTTGCTGATCAATGCGACAAAGCCGTTAGCTGTGTTTTGAGGAATACCTACATAGAATATTTCTGCTCTTTCTTGAATAGCATTAATAGCTTTATAAAAATTGCTGTTTGATGCTGTATAGGATGTAGCAAAATTAATTGTGGCAGAAACAACTTTAATAGCCTGCAATTCTCTACTGCCGAATCTAGTGAAAGGGCCAGCGCCAGACGATCCGTCGCCTAGTATTTTTCTACTGTTAGCACCAACCGTTGTACCTTCTACTACTGTTGCATATACGTCTGCCATTATTTCACTCCTTTAGCTTCTGCTAATTTTTTCTGTAATTCAGATTTAATCCAAGTACGCAATTCTTCACCTTCCATTGCCATTGGATTATCACCTTGTTTGTAACTATGTTTGTACATATTTTGTTGACGTCCTAAACCACCAGATAATTTATTCAACATATAGTCTGTGTCTTTATATTCTGGTTTAGTGTCATCTTCTGTACCATTCGCAAAGCCTTCTTCTTTATCTTTTTTCTTTTCCATATCGTGATCATCCATATCATGATCACCGTCATTATCTAAATCACCTTGTGCCTTTGAAACCCCATCGTCGCTGTCATCAGGCTTGTTCATCATATCTTCTTTGTCAAAATCGGGCAGCATTTTTAACGGCGGCAATTCTGATTTCATATCTGGCATACTCGGAGCCATTCCTAGAGTCGGCACAGGTGGCAGCGAAGGTTTATCCATATCCGGATTAACTTTTGTTATAAGTTTTAATAAATCTTCAATGCTGTCCATTCCTTGAGCATTCATATTAACACTCATAGAAGGTGGCGGAGTATCCGGCTTTGGACTCATCGGTGACATGGGAGCCATATCGCCGCAGGCTTCTACAGTTCCGTCTTCTTTGACTTTGTATTTTTTCCCGTCAACTTCAAATTCATCCTGGCCTGCATCTTTTGCGGCTTTTAAGGCACCGCTGAATTCGTTACCTTCATTTGGTTCTTCGATAACCGATGCTTCTGGCATAGGTTGATCTAGCTCTTGCATTCTTGCTAACAAACTATGAAAATCCATTATTTACTCCCCATGGCGCTTTTTAGGCCGGCCTTATCTTCTTTAGCCTTGGGCAGTTTAAATTCTTGCGGCCCTGTACTGTCTTTTTTGCGTTGCTTTGAAGACTTTTCTAAATCTTTTAAAAAGCCTTTGTTAAAATCGTCACCAAAATAATCTTTGTGTTTAGCGTTTGGTGCTTCCTTGTATTGACTGTCAGTTAACAATCCATCGGGATTGATAATTTCTTTATTCAATGCTTGTTCGATTTCGCTAGGTTCTCCGCTACCCCTGACCCTAAAACAGTCTTCGTCTAATCCTAACATTTTAATGTCGTTTGTTATCTCAGGTGCTGTAATAGGATACTCGCAGATTACCTCGAAAATATGCACTTCGGCGTTTTTCTTTGTTGGAAAATCTAAGGGCAGAGCCTGTATAGGTGTGGTATTTAATTTTTCTAGTTTAATTACCTTGCATCTTTCAAGACTGTTTTTTAAACTATCTTGAAAAGATTCAGGTAATTCGCCCGCAACTTTGATTTTAAAGTTGTAAATTTTTTTGCTTTCTGACAGATATTCTTTGAAAGTTTTCATCATAGTATTATTTATGCTTTTCCGCCTAATTTTTTGAGCAGCTCGTTACGATCAGTGATAACATAGCCCTGACCGTTGATAATATCATTGGGGTCTTCTGTTGCATCTTTGTCTATTTTATATTTTTTAAGCTGGAGATCGATGGCCTTTAGCTTTTTATCTATTTTCGCACTTTTGGCATCTATGGCGTTTTTCATCATAGTACCTGCTACTTCAAAAATCCTACTGGCATATCTGACTTCGACATTCATACCTAAGTCCATTAAATCGTCATAGGCGTTTTCAGCTTTTTTAGCTAGCTCGTCTAAATCATTTTCTTCTAGAGTTTCTAAATCTTTGATCTGGGGCAGATCTTTTGTAATAGCAGCTACCGCCTGATAGCTTTTATCAAGATTAGTCACTTCTTCGTGATTAACTTTCTTTTCTTCTGTTTTTTTAGAAGTTTCTTTTTTGGATTCTTCTAAGTTAAACAATTCTTCAAGTTTTTTGGTCATAGTGTACTTATCTTCGTTTTTTGCCTTGATGGAAAATGTCGCCTTCGTTTATCACTCTAAATTTAATATTTTGCTGCTTACACCAAGCAGTAGCAGCCTCCCATTTGGCTAGATTTTTTACATATTGCTCTTGATTATATCTGCTTTTTCCTACGTGTTCTCTCAAAGTGTGATTGCTTGGTTTAACCTCTACAACTTCTGCGTGTTTTCCGCCATTCTTGTCTACATACACAATAAAAAAATCCGGAACATAGATCGTGTGCTTACCTGTAAAAGGATCTCGGTAAGGTATTTGTATACTTTCGCTGGCCCATTTTTCAACACCTGTGTGTTCATCTAGCATTCTCATAAAAACGAATTCCCAGCTGCTTCTTGCCAATGGTGTTCTTTTCCCTACATACTTCTCGGGATTTTTCATTTCGAAACGGCTTTGTGCAAACTTTGGCATTAGGCTGAAATATTTCTTACCTGAGATTCTTTAACTACCTGAGAAGTTTTAAAACCCAGCGTTGATGTTACAGTTCTATTATTATTCAAGATCTCACCTACTAAGATATTGATCTGTGTTCCGGTTAATGTTTTCATTTGGTCCAATAATTTAAATATTGGTATGCCATCTAATTTTGCCTGCTTTAATAATACTGCCGCAGAAACTGTTCCTGCATCTTTATCAAATCCTCTAGACTCAAAGAAACCAATAGCTGCATCTACTTCTGCGGCTAAGAATTCCAAAGGTTGTTGACCATAAGTATCGAAAAATAATTTAGTTGCTTCGGCGCTGTCCGAAACATCAGGAATTGGTAGATTGGTTTTTATTGTTTTTTCTGTCATATTGTTGGCGGTGGGCTAGTTAGACTTTTTTGTGAGGCTTCTGTGCTAGAATTGCTGGTTTGATTTTTAGGGAATACCGCACCAATCACACCTCCTATGGTACTTAGTCCCTGCGGGGAACTGAGAATATTGATCGCTTCCTGTTTCAAACCTTCTTTGCTTAATTGTCCGATATTTTTAGCGGTATTGATCCCTGCAATCGCAGTACCTAAAAATCCGCCAAAGCTGCCAAATGCTTTGCCACTGCCTACAGAACCAAATACCGATTCTAATCCAGCTAACACACCGCCTGGGCCGGTCAGCGATGCTGTGCCGCCACCGGCAATGGTTAAAGGAGAAGGCAGTTTATCATAATGCAATGTTGCAAATCCTTTGGGACTTCCTTCGCTAACGTTTCCGTGAGTGTAATAAACCGCTTCGTATTCTAAACTCATCGTACTGTCTAATGTTTCGTTGGCTGCATAATCTACATTGCCGTGACTCCAACTTTTTATTCTAGGATTTACTAATGTGTAACCGTTAAATCTACTTCTACTCATTGTATAGATGCTGATAGATTTAAAAATATCGCTGGTCTTATTAGCATCTAAACCGTATCTAAAATTGTCTAAAGATTCTGCACCAGAGGGTCTGTAGTGTAATGACGAATATGCTGATTGCGGATTATGTCTATCTTGTATGTATGTTCCGTAGTAGATAGCCCACAGAGCATTTACTATTCCCTGCGTATCGTCGTGGAATGTGATATTAACAGGATCATAATTTATTTGTTTATATAATAATTTTTTTCTGTTATATTGATTTTTTGTTTCTGTATCAAAATTAAATTTAGGAAGATCAGCACTTTTAACCAAAACACCTAGCTCTTCGGTGTGTCTGTTTGTAAATGCAGGTGCCTGAAAACTTGTTTTATCTATTTCAAATTGAACATAAAATAGAAATTTTGTTCGAGGACTATGTCTTAAAGTATCATCGATAAAAACACGAGTAGCGTGTTGCCAGTTAGCCATTATGCCTTTAGGAGCAAGTAGACCGTTGACAAAATTGCCTGCAAGATTGTTTGGACCGTCGCCTGTGAGATATCTGATAAATTTGTTTGCCATAATAATATTTATATCATAAAAAAAGCCCGGATGTACCGGGCTTTTGTTGTTTTCGATATTTTATAAAGTGAATATCTGTGAACCACCTGTTGCTGCTGCGGTAGCTGTTTGTCTTGCTACTGCTGTGCCTACACCTGTACCTCTTGGTGTTTGGATTAGATTATCAAATCGGATAGTTAATGCGATTTGTGCAGCTTCGTTAGTACCGTAATTTAGATCACCGTAATCTGCATTCTGTAAGAAACAGCCATACATTTCAAACGTTTCTAAAATAACAGGCTCGTTAGCTCCGTTACCACCATCTAAAATTTCAACTTTAGTTGTAAATTTATAGTCAATACCAGAACGTGCCGAAGATTGCTCAAAGAAATCAAATTGTTTCTGGATCTGTTGTCCGACTAATTTGATAACATTGTTACTTGCGTCATCTCTAACGTTGATAGTTACAGGTTCTAAAGTATATTTCCCTGCCATATAAACTTTTGAGTTATATATAGGCAGTTCGATTTCTTCAAATCCTACTTTAGGACGACTTACGTCTACTACTTGCTTAGTTAATTCAGTGCTGGCTGTTGTGCCAAAGCCTAGAAATAGCACTCTAAAGCGATATTTCAGCTTAGGCATTAACAGACCCTGGTTACTACCAGGACCTGCGGTCTGAATTGACATATTGTTTAATGTTGTGATTGCCATATTCTATGCTCCGATATTGTATTTACCTATTAAATCTCACCAGTATTCTTGATACGCAGTGGGATGTAAATGAATTCAACAGCCTTAACTGGTTCGATAGCAATGTCTACCCATAGCTCATTACGATCAATTCTAGAATCGGTATTGTTAGACTCATCACAAACAACAGCAAAGTCGTATAATGCTCTCAAACTTACTAATTCAAGCAATAAGCTCTCACAGGCTTGTTTGATTTCATCTCTAGTGATCTTGTCGTTTGGTTCAAAAATGTATGGTCGGGCTAACTTGTTAAGTTGGCTACGTAGATAAACTACTAGACGTGCTACGTTGATTCTATCTAATGCAGAAGCATTTCTTGCACGAGTTTTTTGACCATATGCAACGTGACCTACGCCTACGAAGAAAGGAATTGGATTTACCTTCAAATCATATAATGTATCTCGCTGTCCTTCGTTGAGAGCCACTGTTTGGAATTCTCCTGTGGCTGCATCGATATAACCTACGCTGGTCGCATTAGTAATTCCGCCTCTTCTTGTGCCTGCTGGTGCAAACCAAGGATAGCTAACTGCATCGCTTAAAGCGATAGTTCTTAGCATCATATGGCTAGCTGGTACAACAGCGTTTGCGCCGCTGAGGTCTGTGGTGAATCCGTTTGGATAGTATACTGCGCAATACTCGTCGTATGTAACAATACCTTCATCACCGTTATCAGTTACCAGTGCTGCATTGGTGCCCCAGTTAGTTAACGTGGTTGCATCAGATGCTAATCTTAAAGGAGTATCACCAACTACGAATGCTGTGATTCCTCTATCAATGTTTAAATTAACTAGATTGCTTAGAACCTCTGGGTATCCCGGAGCAGCGATCAAGTTAAAGTTTCTGCGCTCTTCGTCACGGATTTCTGCGCTGGTATCGATTACACTCTTCAGGGCAGATACAACTACTTTACGCTGTGCTTTTCTGCCAAAAGATCCTGAACCGTCTTCATTATTAGCTGAAGCAGTAACCCAACGATCAGTCGCGTATGCCGACATAGATTCGTCGTTAAATCTTCCGTTATCTAAAGCGGTGTCAATATAACTATTCTCGTAGCGTTTGACATTGCCGCCGCTTCTGCGTGTGTTATATAACATCATACCACGTGGATATAAATCTGGATCGGGTGCGTCTGGATCTAGATAATTGTTTGTCAGCAATGCTTTGATAGTTGCAGCGGTATTTCCTGTTGCACCACTGGTGCCGTATCTAGCATCTGAGAAAAGTACACCTTCTTCTGTCTGTTGATCTGTTTTATCTACAAGCTTCCACTCTAGATCGGCCACCGCATCCCAACGATAGATAGTTGGGAAGTTTTCTAAATCAGCAGTGCTGATCCAAAGATCTCCGTCTACCAAAGGAGTACCATCACTCTGTGTAGTTGGTTCAGTGGCGCCTACCTGCGGACCGTTTGGATCTGAGTTAGGGTATGCTGATGCATCTCTGTATCCAACCCAAGTAGTGCCGTTGTGATATAACATATCTACATCGCCAAAGTCTGGATTATACCATAGTCTACCATCTTCTGGCTCATCTAATGGTGCATCTCCGCTGGCTGCAAAATCATCTGCTGCTAACGGCTCCCAATTAGAAGCCACGTAGTCTTCAACGGCATCATCTGGTAATGCATAGAAGTTTGCTGTGCCTGCACCAGTGTCTAGATTATAATCAGCAAACAACAATGCGATAGGAGTTCCGCTGCCATCGATAAATCTAATTTCGCCGCCTTTCTTGTGAACTATTTTTAGTTCGTTATCAGCTGTAACGCTGGCTTCGATTAGATTTGTAATTTGATCACCGTCAGAATCTACTCCAAAATCTGCACCATTGATTGCAGTAGCGATTAATTCTACGTCTGTAGCATCTGCAGTAGCGGTAAACGATACTGATACAGAATCTAATGTAAGGCTTCCCGTACGAGACTGTTTCATTGTGAAACCTTTTGATCCAGCACTAAATGTTGAACTGGTGATTACTTCTGAAACAATTTCTGTATTGCCCGTAGCCTTTCTATGGAATACTCTAAATTTTGCCACTGCTGGTGTTGCTGCTGTTGAAGTTTCATCGCAGTTGAATTGTACATAGACATCATCCTTGGCAAGATTTACTCCGCCTCCGGATCTATCTAGGTAATAAAGTGCTGCATGACCTGTAGCATACAACGGTGCTGAAATTGCCTGCCAGGTTTTTGTAGCAGAACTCCAACGTTTTACTCTCCAACGTGCTCCGTTAGCTGGTTCGGTGGTCTTCACCCAAACAGAACCGCTAGGTCTTGGTTCGTCGCTGGCAGTTTTCCACTGTGGAACAGTAGTGTGTGGGCTGATTTGGAGTCTTGGAGGATAGTATTCTTTGGCGCTATATCCAAGAGCAGTTAATAGTGTCGCGCCGCCTGTGCCTGCTTGGATTTCAATAACACCGGTCTGAGTCGAGTCGCCACCTGTGTCAAAAGTTGCTGATCCGTCTGAATAAATGTAAAGTGCTGATCCAACTCTTTTTGCGCTGATGCCTTGTCCTGATAATGTGGGATCTGCATTAATGGTGTTAGCGGTAGCAGTTAACTTAGCGTTAGTGTTTGCACCAGCACCGATAGCCACTGATGTACCGTTGATAACAAATGTCTGTCCAGTGGTAATCGTAGTGTTTACCGCTGTACCAGATACTGCGGCCCAGCTGGCTTTCCATTCTGGACTACCTAGTAGTACCCAATCGCCGGCTGCAATTAGCGTACCGCCCGAATATGTACCACCTGGTGACTTATACCAAATTCTTGCAGGTTCTTTGTCGCCGAAGCTACCTACAGATTTCGTTGTATAAGTACCGTCATCGCCGATAGTTTCAAACACCACAGCGTAATCACCTATTGCACCCACAGAAGATTTTGGTCCGTTGCTGTCAATTTGGTCAACTTCGTCGTCGGTAAACACCAAAGGCACTTTATTAGTGAACTTTTGGCCGCCTGTGACTGTTGCTGCGGCGCCGTTCCATTCTTGAATTCCCCAGGTCGTTGCTTGTGTATCTACCCACCATTTTCCGTCTGCTGGTTCTGCTCCCGGGGCTGTTGATGCACCTTCTAATTCATCTAGATCAATATTAGCTCTCACGATAAATGCTGAATTAGATGCTCCTAAATAACTGTAAGCAGCAAGTAATCCGTATTCGTTTCTTTCAGATCCGTGGATTGGTGAAGAACTTGCTGTCTTTTCAAAGAAAGGTACACCAAAATTTTCAACTAGATCTCTCTGACTAGTTACTTTAAATGCTTTTCCTGCATTCGCCTGTGTTGTTGCAGCAGCGGTGGCTGTTCCGGCTGCATTTGATTTATTCTCTGCCGTAGCGATTACAATCAACGGGGTTGTACCTGGTTCTGCAGGTGTATAAAAACTCTCGTCAATTATCGTAACTTGTACGCCTGGTGATGTTAGTGCCATTCGAATATCTCCTGGGGTTAATCTTATGTCAAAGTATTTAGCACCTTTTTATAATTTTGGCTGATTTGAGTTAGAATAAAAGGGGTAAAAAAGGTGTAAATATTTTTATGAGACCACTTTGTAAATGCGGACAACGGCCACGAGCTGTAAATTATAAGAAAAATAATAAAGTGTATTATCGTAGCCTGTGCGAAATCTGTATGGCCAACGGCGTATACCACGGTATTCCAAGATGGTATAGATTGGGATATAGGATAAAAAATCAGTGCGAAAAGTGCGGGTTTAAATCAGCGCACAAAGAAGTATTTAGAGTATTTCATATAGACGGCAATCTTGACAATTGCCGCTATAGTAATTTGAAAACTATTTGTTGTAACTGCGCTCAGATATTAAGCAAAGAAGGGATTACATGGCGACAAGGTGATCTTGTCGCTGATTATTGAAAGTCTTAACTAGGTCTTCCATGTTCATATACAGTTGACTGATTAGTCCGTTGTTGTCTACAACAGCATCAAAATCAGTACCAACCCAAGCAGTTTCACTGGCGTGTATTTTACGCATTTTAAGTTCTTGAAAAGCCCAGTTACGTCCGTTGTTCGCTTCTACAGCAAGATCGTACCAATCAGGTAGACCTCCTCGCTGTACCCATATGATTTTCCCGCCAGCATTTTTAATGCTAGAAATTTCGTTAGGAAACCGGCAGTCTGAAATGACTACGTGATCTTTAGAATTTCGAAGTTTATTTTCTAGGGATGCGATCCAGATGTCATCATGAAATGCTTTTCTGCAGACTTCTGTGCCCCAATATTGCAGAACCCAACGAGGAGTCAGTGTAGGCATATCTAGACGTTCTGCCCACCACGGGTCTACCTGCTCTCGCCATTCACGTGCCTGTGCTGTGCGACCTTCTAACAGCGTCCGGTCCCATCCAAACACCGCGCTGACAGCATCTTTGAGAGTGCTGGCAAATGACTCGCGCCTAAATTCGTGAAAGTTAACTAGATAGTCAGCGACTGTGTCCTTGCCGCTGCCGATAAATCCGCAAATCCCTATGATCATAATGTCCTCCGATTAAGAACATTATAGCAGATCTATTACGATAAGGTCAACCGATAATAAATGTGTACCCAGATCCGCCCGGAACAAGTTTCATAAGATCATCAACAAGTTTTTCCATTTCTTGTTGAGCTTCTGATATCAGTGCTGTGCCGTTTAATTGGCCTCCACCTTGCGGGCCTGCGATTTGTCCAAATTTACTACGTGCCTGTCCTAGCATCATTTTACAGTTAGCCAATGTGTAATCTTTGATCCATTGTCCGGCATAAACATCTTGGATTATCGTAGTATCTGGTTTGGTATTATATGCCTGTAACATTACACTTTCTTCTGTTCTAGGCCTTTGATGTATAACCAGTTTTCTACTTTCCGGATGCCATGTGAAGTTTATGAAACTGCCAAACATTTTTCCTACTAATTCTTGATAACCTGAAAACAATTCATAGGTTAACAAACCACCCATATTTGTTGAGCTCAAAAGATAGGTATTAGCGTAGGCAAGATTAAACGGTTCGAATACTGTACCGCCTGTGCCTCCTCCCGTTCGAGACCCCACACTTCTACGAAAAATCTGTCGAACCTGTTGTATTTCTTGTGGTAAAGTATACTCGTTTACATCTGGTTGAAGATTTAAAAATATATATGATTCTTCTACTGAATTATCACTACGTTGTCTAAACACAGCCAAAGCTCTGTTTAATGCGGTTTCGTAATGGACGGGATCTAGCTCTACATCTACCATACCGTCGCCTAGCATAGTTCTGCAGTAATCGTAAACACCCTGTTTGATCTGGTTAGTTTGGCTCATACAACTATTTATCGTAGCGGTAAATATAAGACTATGCCAAGACTTTCGCTTTATCGCCCAGAAAAGGGCAACGATTACAAGTTTATCGATAAAAATATCTGGGAAATGTTCCAGGTCGGCGGTACTGACGTTTTCGTACACAAATATATAGGCCCAGGTACACCTGCCGAAGATACCCCATCAACGCCAAATTATGCTAATAACAGTGTAAGTAACATCCAAGATCTATTATTTTTAGAAAACAGAGATAGAAAATATGATCCAGATATCTATGTGCTTAGGGGTGTTTATAACATACAAGATACCGATTTTAACCTAAGTCAATTTGGTTTATTTTTACAAAACGATACTATTTTTATAAGCTTTCATATCAATGATACTGTTGAAAAAATAGGCAGAAAATTAATAGCTGGGGACGTTATAGAATTGCCCCATCTTAAAGACCAGTTTGCTTTGAATGATTTTCAATTTTCTTTAAAAAGATTTTATGTGATTGAAGAGATTTCTAGAGCAGCTGAAGGTTTTTCAGTTACTTGGTACCCACATCTTTATCGAGCTAAATGTAAACCTTTAGTAGACAGTCAAGAATTTAAAGAGATACTAGATGGTCTAGCAGGCGAAGGCAGTGATCAGACTCTGAGAGATGTGATGAGCACCTATGAAAAAGAGATGCAGATCACTCAAGCAGTACTCGATCAAGCCGAATCAGATGCTCCTCGCAGCGGATACGATACCAACAGATTTTATCACATACAGAAAAACGACGACGGACGTACTGAATTGGTCAGCGTTGATACGACACAGATTGATGCTTCTAGAGAAACCCAAGCCACAGACGAGTATGGCAATTTACTGTTTGACGAAAATGGTGATCCGATATATGTAGGTGCTACAGCGTCTACATCGATACAAAGTCCGACCAGCGAAGGATACGACAGTTACTTGTTAGGTGACGGACTACCTCCTAACGGTGCTCCGTTTTCTGCAGGTGCTGGGTTCCCTGCTAATCCAGTTGAAGGACAGTTCTGTCTCAGATTAGATTTTATTCCTAAAAGGTTATTCCGTTTTAATGGAACAAGATGGATTAAATTTGAAGATCAGGTTCGAATGACTATGAGTAATCTTGGAGTCGATGATGTTCAAGAAAGCGGCGATATGTTTGAAGGCAAAGAAGCAAGATATACACAAAAAGCTGGATTTATTAATAATCAGAAAACTGATAGAATTAACGGTAAAACAGTTAAAGAAAAACAGAGTCTTAGCAAAGCTCTTAGACCTAAGGCAGATTCATAATGGATTATTTTTACGACGGCCAGATACGAAGATATGTAACACAGTTCTTGCGGGTGTTTATAGGTTTTAAATATAAAACTGGCGGTACTGTACCTGAAGAAAGACATATACCGGTAATGTATGGCGATATGACTAGACAGGTTGCGGGAATTATCAAAGATAATTCTGAAAATAAACTTTCTACAGTTCCTAAAGTAGCCTGCTATATATCGGGACTTGAACTAGACACTACTAGATTGGCAGATCCGACGTTTGTAAGCAAAGTACAAATACGAGAACGATCTTACGAATTTGATGCCGCAGGAGATCCAGTATACGGTGGCAATCAAGGCGGGGGTTACACTGTAGAACGTATAATGCCAACTCCGTTTAAATTGTCAATGAAGGCAGATATCTGGACTAGCAATACAGATCAAAAGCTACAGATATTAGAACAAATTTTAGTATTGTTTAATCCTAGTTTAGAAATACAGACCACGGATAATTACATTGATTGGACTAGTCTAAGCACCATTTATATCACTAACATAAATTTTAGTTCAAGAACCATACCTCAAGGTGCAGAATCTGAAATAGATATTTGCACACTAGAATTTGAAATGCCCGTATGGATTACTCCTCCGGCTAAGGTTAAGAAATTAGGCATAGTTAGAACTGTGATTTTAAATGTATTCTCAGAAAGTGGAGATGTATTAAGCTTGAACGACCTGTCATTTAATCTAGGAAATCGGGGAGCTGATATTTCTCTACGTCGAACTAATGATAATTACAGTGTTTTATTATTAAGTGCTAACAACTCTAACCTACCTAACTTGTATACCGTTTCAATATTAGATATAGATCAATTAGCAAATGTATTGAAAATACCTATCACTAGTAAATTAGGTAAGGAAATAGATTGGAACACAGTGCTTGAACAACAAGGAGGCTATGTTTCTGGTCTCAGTAAAATACATTTCTTACAGCCCAGCGGTTACGAAGTCACAGGAACTTTCACAGTCAATGCGATTGATCCTACGTTTTTATCTGTTACTATTGACAGAGATACAGTGCCGTCAAACACATTACCTGCACTGACAGCTATTATTGATCCGTACAATTTTAATCCTAAAAAGACATTCAACGGTATAGGAAATATTCCTATTGGAACTAGGTACCTAATGTTAGACGCTGTAAATAGCAGTGCTAATCGAGGTCAATCAGGGTACGATGGTCCAGATGCGTGGAAAAATATCGACGGCAGTGATCCAGAAATATTAGAAAATTCTATCATCCAGTGGAACGGTGATCAATGGGTCACTGTGTTTACTCCTACTGAACAAAACGCTAATAATTATGTTACAAATCTAACCACAGGGATTCAATATAAGTGGGATGGTGATCAGTGGTTAAAGAGTTTTGAAGGTGAATATAATGTCGGTTTCTGGAGATTTGATCTCGATGCTTAATAAGTATGACTATGCAACAGAGAGCAGGAATTCTTTTTTTAGCCAAAGACACTGGTAGAATATTATTGATAGACGAAGAAGGCAAGTGGACTGTGCCTACTTTTGGTAGAAAATCTAACCTTCTAGAAGATTCTCGAGATTTACTAACAAATTACTGCAAAGGTAGATTGTTGCCTATAGAATTATATCTCAGCGAGGATCGTGGTTTCGAATACGGAACATATGTTTGTTTGGTTGATAATGAATTCCTAACCACTGCTGCCGCTACAATATGTTGGGCACAGTTAAATTATTTGCCTAAAAATTTACACAGCGGACTTAAAACTACTTTGAGTAATCAAATCATCAGAACTAAAATAGAAACTATATTGGAGTTAGAATATGTTGTCAATGCTAAAGAATGAAAGATTTCAATCAGAATATAGAAGTTGGAGAATTAAAGTAGACAGTATGTCTGACTGCAATCAAAAAACTGAATTACTAGAATTACTAAACAAACTAGTAAACGAAGTTAAGAAGTTAGATACGTTTCACGAAGAATTAGTAAGGTCCCATAGTCTGCCTATGGGACTCGACGAATCAAAATCTCGAATAGCAGAAATCCGTAAAAAAATTCAAAAACGAATAAACGATATTCGAGAATAATTACGCCTGAGCTTCGCCCCAACGAAGAATTAAATTACAATTCGTTGCCGATCCTGATACTTTAAAAATATTGATAGCCAATACATCAGGACCGTTGGGGAAGGTTCCTCTACCTCCAATAGCTGTCGTACCAAGTTCTTTCAGTGCAGTTAAATCTAATGTTGAAGTCTCGCCGGGATTAGCAATAAACGAAAATACCTGCTCGCCGGGCAAAGCGAACTCCGCACCAAAAGCGAATGTAACAGTCGCGGCCGCAGCAATCGATGATGTAGATGTCTGTGAAAATGTTGCTCTGTAAACAGTTGTTGCACCTAATGTTCTCGTAGTGACCGCACTGACAATCGTACCTGCTGGAAATTGTGTCACTGACGGATCTAATCTAGTACCGGTAGTAGCACCAGACGCTGGGAATGTCGCAGACGTAAAGAACAAGTAATTTACACCACTGTAGCTTGCTGCTGTTTGATTAGCTGTTACCGTGGTACTGATGTTTGATCCGCCGGTTGATGTAGAGCTTGCACTCCCGCTCGTTTGAACTCTTGTGTAAGCAGTACCTGCCAATGTTACATAGCTACTAGTAATAATGTCAACCTTGGTACTGGATAAATTAGCAGAGCTTACAGTATCACCAACTGCGATTCCGCTAGAAGCAGCGACTGAGTTGGTTATCAAGAAATCTCGTTGTCCGCTTCTAAATGCACTGTTATAGTTACTGCTGATCTGATTAGTTACTGTTACTGAACCGTTACCAGATATATTCCCAGTCCAATTTTTACTCATACGGATAATATAATAAGTGCTGTCCCAAATAGAAATTTGGTTTATATTGGTACTGGCAGGAATATTTGTACCGGTTATCCCGTCGCCGACCAAGGGTTTGGTCGTAAATGCATTGTAATCTGATATCGTGATGAAGAAGAAGTTTGTACCGCTATAGGCCGAATTGGGTGCATAATAGACTCTTGTGGTCATTGAGAATGTAACCAATGCTAGACCCTGTGCTGATACTGTGGTTGTAACAGCCCCAGCTACTGTGGCGGTGCTTGTTGATCCAGCAGCACCCCAACTAACAGAACCGCCTAATGCTATCTGTGCGAAACTAGGCTGTCCTCCTGCTGCTGCAGAATTTAGTCCGTTCCATTGAATATTAGCTGGATTTGTTGGATAATTATTAGGGTTTAAGATACCTTCAACGACTATCGCTCCGCCTCCAGCTACTGTGTCAGAAGTGATTGAGAGAGCATTAAGCAATAATTGAGCTCTGTTAAGTAATTCTCGTTCTCCAAGATCTCCGGTAACTGCATTAGAAACACTGGGTGCTAGTCTAATTAAGAATGCTGTACGTTTTGTAGTGCTTGCGCTGACACTTGTTGCAGCATAGTTAAAAATATAACCTCGATCTTCGTCGAAATTCCCATCTATCAAATATGCACTACCCCAATGGCTGATAATAGGACTGGTTGTACAAGAAACAAGCACTACTCCTTGTTTAGTCACATGGCTGGCAGCTACACCTGCAGTATATGTTCTTGTTGCACCTGCTGCAAAATTGCTCAGGGAAGCCGAACGAGTGCAACCTGTTAGTTGATTTGTTGCGGCGGTTTTTCCCGAGTAAGATATTAATTCGTTATCAACATATACAGTTCCGCTGGTAGGAAAATCTGATACATCGTCTAGTGTAATTGTAGTTTGACTGTCACTGATTGTGTTAGTCAATCTACTTCTTGCACCTTCGTTTAATACCTCGTATCGCACAGGTCCGTTACCAGTACGCATATAAGCTTCGGTGTTTAAGTTGTTACCTTTGAGTCTATGACAGAATACATATTCACCACTGGGTCCTCTTAACATCCAGTCAATAAATCCAGCACCGTACCAGCTGTATTGGATACCGATCATCTGCATTTTTGTCACGTCGATGTTGTATCCGCTGGGTCCTGTGCCATCACAGCGATCTAGATTCCATTCATTCTGAGGTATAATAATGTCCTGAATTTTACAAACTTTTACTCCCGAAACGTTATTCACACCTCTAAAATCTGGAGTGACTGTCATCACTGTGTTAGATGTAATATTAGCCACTACGTGTGTCATACCGCGGATGACAATTCTATCACCTTCTTGCAATTGATCTAAAAATCTAGTATTTGTTCCGGTTACTGCATTGCTGTCTGTGTTCACAGATATTGTACCTGCTATTTGAAATGTTGAACTTCTTCTACCTACACTGAGTTTTTGACCATCATACTGGAAGAAAATTCCATTTTGATCATCGAACGGTCCTGACCTCACAGTTGCGCCATGCCAATATACTAACGACATTTGACATTGACTGCCGATAGCACCTGTAGTATCGCCTAGCGCAGTTTGAGCTACTACTCTAAAAGTCCTTTCATCTACGATTTCACTGACCTGATAATCTCCATTATATCCAGTCGTTTGCACACCCGATAATCTAATAGTAGCACCAGCCTGTAATCCGTGGTCTACATCGTCGGTAACAATAGTAATCAACGAACCCGATGCAGTCGCAGCGGCTGTTATGCTTCTAACGTCAAAACTAGGAGCGAATAAGGCACCTGTGTTATACATCGCGCCTTTACCAGATTGGTAACGAATATATTTTTTACTTTGACGAATAGCTTGGCCACCGTGTTGCGGGCCGCCTGTACCCAGCTGAACACCGCCGTCAAACGGTCTATGAGTAAAGAAAGTATCAGGCCGTACATAGACTACACCCTGTAACAATGTTGCTGAATCTATTGTACCAGATGATCTAGCAGTATATCTTATGACATTTGTGGCCACTATTTCTTCGACTGCGAACGGACCGGATGCTAGAGCATGATTAGTTCCGGTTGATGTTATAGCCACATTTAAACCTATACCCGGAACAAATCCGTGATTTGAAGGAAATGCCACCTGAATTGTTGCAATAGACGAATAGGTAATTGTTGCCGAAGCTGATACTATTCCTGTTGTATTTTCCGATAATGTTACTGTGGCATAAACTGGGATTTGATCTCCTCTGGCTGCTGTGCCTGAAGTAATAGATGCCGCAGTAGGGTAACCTCCAGGTGCTGATACCGAATCTATACGTAGTAATACATCATTGGCCGGAGTTGCGCCTTCTAGACTGGTTCCTGGGATTTTAAATTTATTACCGACATAATATTTTGTGCCGCCGCTGCTGGGAGCTGTCGTAAGACTATAAGTGCCGCCAGCCCTGGTTATGAACCAATTTCCACCGCCCGAACCTTTAGACGCATCACCATATGCTTCAATGTCGTTGAATGATCCGCTACCTGTACCCGTTCCCTGAACGATACTGGCTCCTGTTACTGCATCCCCCGATATTGAATCTATGTTAATATACAAATCATTGGCGGGGGTAGCACCGCCTAAAAAATCTCCGGTGATTAGAGCTGTATCTCCTACTGCCCAACCTGTACCACCGCCACTAGACCCAATACCGGCCACAGCATAATTGCCAGATGTTACTGTGATGTTAAAAAATGCATTCACTCCTGAACTATTTACAGGAGTAGCTGATCCGTTATATATACTGTTGTCACCAGTATGTCCTACTGTAACTGCGCCGCTTAAATTCAAAGTTATACCGTCTATAGAGGTTATCTCTCGCAAGATATTAGGCGAAGCTTCATTGCCTAAAGCCATACCTGCCTGCAAACCACTTACGTCTACTAAATCTATACTAGAAACTCCGCCACCATAGGTAGTTCGTACATATCTATAATCTACAATACCGTCAGAATTAGAAGGTCCAAACACACCAGCGATCTGTGTGCCGCTGGCAATGCTTGTCCCGGACAACGGAGCTCCAATTGGAGGAGCCAGTCCAATAAATGCAAGAGTATTCTGTCCGCTTTCTGTTCGTAAAGCAGTGGTAAAGGACCCGCTGCTACCGTTACTGTACACAGTAAATATTGGTTGTCCGACACTGGCTCCGGTATAGAATGCGGCTTGTCTTAGCTGAGATGTAGATGTTGCTAAAACTTCTCCGTTACTTGTTCCTACCTTAGCTTTGGCATAGTAAGTAAATGTGGTTCCGCTTGGAACAGAATAAATTATGAATGTACCTTCTGCTCTTGCAAATCCTGTAATACTGGATGCTAACGCTCTGATACTGATAGCCTGTCCTGCTACCAGACCATGTGAGCTTACCGTTGTAACTGTTATTAAACTTCCGCCAATTCCGCTTGTACCAGTCGATGCATCAGTTACGATGCTACTTACTGGAATATCAGTCGCACTGACTTCATAGGTAGCGGGATATCCTCGTTGAGTACCAATGGCCTGCCACTTTGTTGGCTGCAGACCGTATTCGAAGTCAGCGTCTAACATAGCCTGTGGCTGGGCTACTCGCATACGCTCAATAGCGTCTGTGCCAAAGTCGTATGGTCTTACTTTGAGTTCTGTGTTTTCAAGGAAAATTTGTACACTGTCTGTACTAGACATATTCGATGTATCAAATTTAAATCGTATGACTGTTGTACCGTTGTTGACCTGCAGAGCATTAGGATACGCTGTGCTGTTACCTTCGTTGAATTCTACTGTGCCACCTTTGGTAGGCTCGGCAAAATTGTAAATTACTACGTTGTCGGTTACATTAGATATTAGCAACATATCTTCTAATTCAATTTTACCTAAAACTTCTATTCTACCCAGTTGTATATCTAAAACTGGCAGACTGGTCAGGCCGTTTTCAATAACGTCTTTGACATTAGTAAGCAGTGTCTGCACACGGGCATATGCACCTGCTTCTGTGTTTTTAGTTCCGTCAATGACTTGTGTTTCTATTGCTTGTTCTGGACTAGGGTCGATCGTATTTGTTAGAATAAATGTATTGATTAAATCTCTAGCAAATTCATAACCTTCATATTCTGGAATTCTGTTACCATCAATCTGAGCCACAGACCCGTCCCAGTATTGACTTGCTACATATCTTATATTTTCATTACCGCCGTATCGAAGATCATGTAAAAGTGCATCTATTACATAACCGCTGTCTCGTTCACATTTTACGGTGTTGAATGTGTAACCCACATACGAAGAATCTCCGGCAGTAACAAGATTTTGAATAAATCCTACAATTTCTTTTAAGATAAACTGTCGATTTTGACTGATTAGACTGTAGGCATTAGGTAGTAGATTTTCATCTAAGCTAACGCCCGGAGTAAACACATAATTCTTAACTAATTTCTTTGCCATTTATTTTTCCTTATACTCCGAACGCTATCGAAAGCGCCAGTACCTGTGAATCTACATAAGATTTAGTAGCAGCGTGAGATGCCAATGTAGGAGCTGTAGATATATTTACATCACCCCCTACTGTGATCTGTCCACCTACACCAAGACCGCCGGTGATTACCACTGCACCTGTACTAGCTGTGGTCGAGGCGGTCGAAGCTGTGAATTTATTTGTTGCACCTGCGGAATTTATTTGACCTGCAACACCTAAACCGCCTTGTACTAATACTCCTCCGGTGGTAGAACTTGTACTAGCAGTATTATTAGTAAACGTAGCTATGCCCGATGCTACAAGAGTCACCAAATTAACTGTACTTGTACCAGGAGTAAATGTAAATGATGCATTACCGCCAAATATACCGTTGTTATTGAATTGGATCTGTGTATTTGAACCACCAACTGAGCTACCGCCACCACCACCGCTGCCTGCCCAAGTTAAATTGCCAGCACCGTCGGTTTGTAAGAACTGTCCTGCATCACCGTCCTGAGCCGGTAAGACCCAAATTTTATTTGCAGTTAGATTTGTTGGTGCTTTAAAACCAACATAATTAGAATTGTCAGTGTCACTGAAACGTAACTCTGCTCTAGTTTTTAAATCTAAATATTCATCTTCTACAGTTACAGCACCGCCAACGAATAGATCATCAACTATGCCCACACCTCCAGCGACTCTCAAAGCTCCAGTGGTTGAACTTGTGCTTACTGTAGTATTGGTTAAATTTATAGGATTAGGAACCGTTCCGCCGCCGAAGGCACCTTGACTGACATTTTCCCAACTGCTTGTGGTAGAATTATAGGACAGTACCTGTGCATTAGTAGGAGAACTTATTGTAACATCATTTAGAGCATCAATTCCGTGATTACTGAGACTAGATACTGTGCCCGTAACATTACCGGTAATAGTTCCGCTGACTGTGATATTTGTAAAACTGGGGCTTTGATTTGGAACTATTTCCCAAGCCAGTCCGTTATAAATCCAATTGGTTGTTCCGTCTGTATATGTTGTTACGTTTGCAGTTGGATTATTAGGAAAATTAAGTGGCATGATTCATCCTATTTATATACCGGCAAATGATTTAACAGTTATAGTACCGACCATACCGCCGTGATTAGCACACTGATATCTGTAATTTCCAGAAATACTATTTGGTACTTTCCAATACAGTGTTCCAGAAGTTTGACCCTGTGCTGCTGATCCGGAGTTTACGCTGCCACTTGTACTCACGTGTACTAGACCAGTATCATAATTTGTGCCACCTGAAGTTTGTATTAAAAACGGATGACTGGCTACACTGAGATTGAAAGCTATTGTGGTTCCGCTGATCGCATAAATGGTTGGATTATCAGAGGCTCCGTATTGATCAAATCTATATGACGATACGCCATTGTTTGTGGTTGTCAACATTGTGATCGCTGGAAGATAAATTTTATCTATAGTCAACCCAGCAGAATCTGATAATCCAGTAAATGCTGTGGCTCCTGCTGATACAGTGTTTGTGATAGTAATTGCGTCTGTGCTGGCATTAGTAGTAATAGAAATTCCGGTGCCGGCAACTAATGTTAATGTATCTGTGCTGCTGTCAGCAACAACGTTAGACTGTCCTGCTACTGCGATTGTTTCAAAGCTGTTTGACGCAGCACCACCTCCGCCTGCAGCACTAATTGTTATTGTGTCTGTAGAGGCATTTGTAGTTATGGTTATATTTGATCCAGCTACCAACGTTAATGTATCTGTGCTGCTGTCAGCAACAACACTGGATTGTCCTGCTACTGCGATTGTTTCAAAACTATTTGACGCAGCACCGCCACCTGTAGCGTCTGTGTCGTTAATCCAAATACTACCGTTGTATTTTAAAATTTGCCCTACTGTTGGAGAAGTAATAGTAACATCACTGAGTCCGTCAAGAGATATAGCGTTACTTGAAATCGTAATGGAATCGGCGCTGGCATTCGTAGATAAAGTTATATTTGATCCGGCTATGAGTGTCAAAGTATCGCTGGCAGTTTCTGCTACAACACTAGATTGTCCTGCAATCGCAATTGTAGAAAAATGGCTGATGTCGCTGTAATTTGCCAGCGGAGTCCATTGTCCTGCGTGCGCAAAATACATTCTTCCTGTGTCGTGAACATGTGCAACCATTCCATGCCATGTACTAGGACTAACCTGATTTAAAGCTGTTAATGTATCAAAGTAAGCTCTTGTATAACTGACTGCTCCTGATGCTGTAATTGTTCCTGTGATATTTAAATTTGTTCCGTTCCAAGTTAAGCTGCTGCCTGTGTCAGACACAACACTTCCGGTAGCTGCATACCAAGCTAATCTGTTAACTGTTCCAGAACTTACTCCACTACCGCCACCGCCACCGCCGGTATTAGTAATTGTTATGGTATCGGTTTCACTGTTCGTTGTAATCTGTATGCCTGGACCTGCTACTAAGGTTAAAGTATCAGACGACGTGTCTGCTACTATGTTTGATTGTCCAGCTATTTCAATAGTAGAAAATCCTAATATTGATGAACCCGCTACTGTACTGCCCGCAGGCAGCACTACACTGGAGCCTGATGCGGTAATAACAGCAGATCCTAAATTGATCGAACTACCGCTTAGATACAAGTCTCTCCATCGAAAACTGCTACTGCCTAGATCATAAGCTATATTAGCATTTGGAATTAAACTGGCTGATAAATTTAATTTTGCAGGAGTAATTAAATTATTTGCAATCTGTCCCAAAGAAATAGTACCAGTTAGACCAGAAAAATCAGAAGCTCCGCCACCTCCGCCACCTCCGCCAACACTAGGAGTAGTAGGCTGTACCCATTGATTGCTGTCGCCGTCGTTGAAATATATGTAGATTTTTCCGTTGTTAGTGTTAAACCAAACTGTACCCGGGTCAACATCAACGGGTGGCGTACTTGATGGGATTACTGTGCTAATTTGCGCTTCTAGATTTTCTAGATCAGCACGTAGCAATGCTATCCCGCCAAGATTAGCACCGTCATATAACCGTAAACTATTGCTATCTTCGTCAAAAAAGATCTCGCCGCGAGAACCTGTTTTCCTATTTAGAAAATCAGCATCTCTAGGAATGATTCTGAAGTAATTTAATGCTGTCATACTGTTATTTATGCTAGCTTAGGTGTTGTGCATTTTGGCTATAAATACTTCTACCATGACAGTACTACCTATATTTGACGAGGACGGCATTACGAAACCATATTTTATACGAGCTTTGAAAATTCTGTTGGAAAAATATCCTATAGAACTATCAACAGCTGATAACAAATTTGAAAAAATAAAAGAATTATGGCTACAAGAATATAATTCTGTACTAGTCGATAACGAAAATTCTTATTTTAATAGTATACATTTTGTTAATGCTATAGACGGTACAAAATTTAGTCTTTCTTTTAATTAATTTACTTTCATTGTAAAAACCGGAATTTCGATATTATAGTTTTTAACAATTTCCTGTATTTTTTCTGAAGATTCAGTACCGTAGAATTTTAAAAATCTCTTATCTTGATTTTTTACAAAGGGACGATCGATTATATAAAATTCACAAAATGGATTCCACGCTGCGTATACGCCTATAACTCCAGGATCATAGTAGATTTCTTCCCATATTTGTATATCATCAATTTCAGGTGAATGAGATCTAGTCCAATCTTCTGAAGGCGGTGCTGAGAAAAAATTTTTATCGTAGTTCCTCGGTTGCCAGCTATCGTTTTTAAGATCAATAGTTCTTATAAATTTAGCTACCATTGTATAACCACATCTCGTCGTCATCTACCCAAGATTTATAAAGACTGAGATCTATTCCTAATTCTTTAGCACGTTTGTAAACTTTATTTTGTGCACCTGCACCGTAATAGGTTTCTATAATTTTATCGTTATATCGTTGACCTTGTAACAAAGGCAACCAGCCAGTGGTAACCATATAAAATTCTGCGAATGGACTATAGGCCGCGTATACGCCTATGCCTTGCCCGGCTTCGTAAAGTATTTCCCAAACATCTACATCTTCTATCTGCATTTCTCTAGCATAATCCCAGTCTGATGAAGGGGGAAGCCAAGGCGTAGATCTATCTAACTGATTTCTGTCAAATAATTCGTCCTGATCTCTAGGACCTAAAATGTTATATGTAGTTTTGAATAAAGGCATTACGGGAAAGGATATCTCACAATTACTATGCCAGGAGACCCGTTACCTGCAGGACCTGGCCCAGAGTTTCCGGATCCGGAAGTACCACCTCCGCCACCTCCAAAGTTATTTCCTGCCCAAAAAGGTGCTGGAGTACCAGATCTTGGACTGTAAGGACTGCCGGGACCTGCTCCAGGTGCTCCTCCTCCAGGGCCACCAGCGCCGCCGCTGCCGATACGAGGACCAGCACCGCCACCACCACCACCACCGTAAGTTTGACCATTTCCCGGCCACGTTGTACCGGGGCCACCAGCACCGCCAGAGCTGGGACCAGGATTGCCAGCGCCACCGGCGCCTCCACCGCCGCCGCCTCGACCACTAGAACTACTGCTTTGTCCGTTGCCTCCTGGATTGCCTTCTCCGGGATTTCCCGGAGTATTGCTGCTGGTATTTACTCCGCCACCACCAGCAGATCCTCCTGGACTTCCGTTGGTAGTGTAAAATCCACCGCCACCACCACCAGTAGATGTAATTGGTCCTACTGCTGAATTACCGCCATTTCCGCCAGGGCTGCTTGGTCCTCCGTAACTGCTAGGCTCGTAACCAGTGCCACCGCCGCCTACTGTCACAGGAGTCGTTCCTGTGGTTAACGTAAAGGTACCGGATCTGTAACCACCTGCGCCACCGCCACCGCCAGATCCTCCGTCATTACGCTCACCGCCACCGGCGGCACCGCCTGCAACGCAAAGATATTCTACTGTCATTCCGCCGCCTGCACCGCCCTGTAAATGTAGATATTTTGGATCTTGCAGTTGTTTTAGGAATAATTGAGACTCGCCCACAGAAGTGAACATATGAATTTTATATCCGCCAGCGGTATAAACTTTATCACCGCCAGTTAATTCAAAACGAGGACGTTCTATTTTGAGCTGCTGTTCTCTAGCATGATTTCTACGAATAGTGGTAACAAAAGGCATTTTTTCCCCTTAAGAGACTTGTGTAATATTTAGCGATTTAGTGTTTCAATATTTACCAATAACTTATTTTAAAAAATTAAATAGCTACTATTAGAGGACCTAAAATGACCCTGCAAGTAAATGGATTTTTTCCGGGAGAGCTTGAGCCAAACACTGTAATTGGTGGCTGTATCGCTATTTATGAAAATGTTTGGCCTAATCCAGATGAAGCTATCAGATTAATAGAAAACGAAGCAGCTAATCCTAGCTCAGGAGCGTATTGGGAACAAGCAGCAACTATAGATAGCGGTGCTTATCAAGATTATAGAACAAACAAATTAATGGCCATAAGTCATCTAGCTTACGTTGCCAACAATCCTGCTTTACAAAATGTACATAATCAATTTTATATGCTGTTATTAGCTGCTTCTAATCCCTATTCTCGAAGATTTAGAATTAAAGAACAGTTATTTCATGAACATTACCATATGTTAAAATATTCTACTGGCGAGGAATACAAACCGCATTATGACGGAGGAACTTCAATTGGACGATCAATCTCGGCCATATGTTATCTTAACAGCGATTACGAAGGTGGCGAATTAGAATTTCCAAATTTTAATTTTATGATTAAACCTCAGCCAGGAATGTTAATATTATTTCCTTCTAATTATGCGTATGAACATATTGCACATCCTGTTAAATCAGGAACAAAATATGCCATGGTAACTTGGATCAAAGATAGGCAAATGTGATATGTACTTTCCTACAATATGTGTAGATAATTTTTATACCAATCCAAATAAAATAAGAGAATTTGCTCTTTCTCAGGAATTCTCGGCTACTACACAAATTCCGTGGCCTGGCAAAAGAACTAGATCATTAGATATGTTGGATAGTTTTATATTTAAAAACTTTTGTGATAAATTGTTTTCATTGACATTTGATTTCAAAAAAACAAATAATTTAAAATATTCTGTAGAAACGTATTTCCAAATAATGGAACCAGCTCAATATGCTGATATCAATGAAGGATGGGTACATTTAGATTACAAAACTTACGCAGGTGTAATTTATTTGACCCCGGATATGGGC